CAGCCGAGCGAGCACAAACACGACGACGCAGAGCAAGTAACAAACTGCCCAATTTGCAGCCCTTATGAAGCGGTCAATGCAGCTGTTGAAAGAGGTCGTTCGGAAGGGCTACAAGGAGCCGCTCGCCATTTCGAGAGCAAGGTATACGGTATTTTCCACCCCCAACAAATCGCACTGGTGCTGCGTGCCCTCGCCAGCCAGGAGCCAGCACCAAGCAATTCAGGAGCAGAGACACATGAGAGCTAACGCGAAGCGCAGCGAAGTAACGTTGACCATAAATGATAATGCCCCCGATGCGTGGGTGGAGTCCGTTGAGATAACTACAACGATTCCGCACAGCTATGCGCAACTCCTAATTCAAGATGACAGCGTTTGCGCTGCGCTAGAGAAAGACCTTAAGCGGTTCTTGGAAGGTAAATGGGTTGAGCAAGCCAGCCAGGAGCCAGACAAGGAGGCGAAAGCCGGATGAGCGACAAAAAACTAAGCGTAGCAAGAAGGTTGAGATGACAGACAGTGACCTGTTGGCGATGTATCGTTGTTTTCTTTACACCAAGATGGGTGTTACTAACGATGAGTTGAAACCATCTGATAAACAATGTCTTGAATGGCTGCAAGTGGTCATGGCTCAAGCCGAGCATCGAATAGAGCCGCCCCTTTTCATGCGTGTTCATCCAGATGTTATCTGCGCACCGATTCCTAACACTCAAACTAAGACGAGTCCAGCGATTTGTCCAATCGTGAGGCGGTTCGATATGTTCTGTGCATTGCCGAATTGGAGAGAATCAGAGCGCCCGCCCAAGCAGTCCTGAGCGCGGGCCGGAGAGGGAGCAACTTGATGAACGGGTTAGTCAATGAATTGGAGCGCGAGATTATTCGCTTGAACGAGGAGCTTCGGCTGGAACGTTTCCAGTTTAGGTTCTGGCACGGAGCGTGGTTGCGGCATCTCGGTGGATACATCGTGCGCAAGCATCACGAGATTGACGGCTTTGGCTTGCGACATGAACAGCAGCTACGTGAGGAGTATGAGCGAGGTGTGGGAGACGCAAAGAACGCGATGCTTTGCCGTGACAAATGGATAGAGGAAGTAGGTAAGGCTTTGTGCAGCCGAGCGGCCTAGCAGCTAACGAGTGAGCCAGTAGGCACGGGCAAACAGTCGGAGGGGGAGAAATGATTGGCGAATGTCCACGTGGTCCATGCCCTAAGTGCGAGCACTGTGGCAGAACGATGTATCATAGCGCGACAACAGGAATGCACAATTGCCGAAATTCAGACTGCCCACCACATAGACAATGGAGACTGAAGGGCGAACGAGAGCAATACCTAAGCGACTTATCGTTTGTGTCGCAGCACTGTGAAAGTATCGATTTCAGAAAAGAGCAATGCTAAGTCTTAACGTAATCCGGCAACCAGACTCGTTCTGCGAACCATGCGGTCTATTCAAATTGTGTCAGCATCCCGTGATGAATGGTGAAGGCAGCAAGAATCCAACATGGCTCTTCGTTGGAGAGGCTCCGGGTCGGGAGGAAGATGATGAAGGATACCCTTTTGCTGGAGAGAGCGGTAGTGAACTTAGACAAAGTATTGAAGACGCTGGAATCCCAATTGACAAATGCCGTTTTACGAACGTGGTGAGATGTCGACCTCCAGAAAATAACCTTAGCAAGTTTCCCAACGCAATCGCACATTGTCGACCGCATATCCTCAGGGAAATCAGAGCGACTGGTCCTAAAGTTGTCGTGCTCATTGGAAATTCAGCAATTAAATCAATCCTCAATAGATCCGGTATCCTTAAACTACATGGACAAGTCATCGATATAGGCAGGCTGAAATATGTCTGCATGTTCCATCCCGCCTATTTGCTGCGAAACAACACTCCTGCTACTCGAAAATCCTTCCTTGATGCATTGCGAGTCGCTAAACGTGCCGCCACTTCCAGGTCGATACACGCAAAGTCAGACCGCGTCCACACGACAATTCTAGATAGGAAGATGCTGCAAGAGGCCGTGGATGCAATTAAGAAATGCGAATATCCGGCTACCGACATAGAAGCCAGCACGCTGTCACCATTTTCAAGAAAGGCGAAAGCAGAGACAGGGGTAATAGGTGTAGCTGACACAAACGAACACTCGTGGGAATTTCCGGTCCACGCTAGAGTAGGATTAAAGGGCTGCAAGCTGCGTCCAGAAGAAGTGTTAGAAGGCGTCAAGGAAGTCTGGGAGTATCCAGGGCTGAAATGGCTCGTGTGGAACGGCATCTACGACGTGGGATATGTAGGAGTCAAGCACAATATCTGGCTCGGCGGCAAAGGCCACAAGACCGGCGCATATTTCGATGGGATGCTGGCGAGTTACGCTCTTAACGAACTGCGAGGACTGCATGGATTAGACAAGTGGTGTGGCCGCGTAGACATGCCATCATACGACCAGATGCTGGAACAGTACAAGCTGACCAATCCAGAAGCTAGAGCTAACTACAATCTAATCCCTACGGACATCCTGTATCCATACAACGGCGACGATTGCATAGCGACGCGCCGCCTGTTTTTCTATCAGAGAAAGAAGCTGAAAGCGGAAGGGCTGTTCGAGAAACCACTAATGTTTCCATTGATGCCGATAAGTTGGATTTGTATGATGATGCAAGTGGTCGGTATCAAAGCCAGTGAAAAGCGTAACAGCCAGCTAGACGTGCTCTACAGGGACCGCATCAGCAAACTGGACGAAAAACTCTATAGCTATCCAGAAATCAAACAGCTTCAAAAAGAAGCCGACGAGAAATCATTTGCGGACGCTTACGAACATGTCCAAGGCTACAAAAAGAAACCGCCGAATTTCAAGGCGAAAGTTTTCGAGATTTACAAGAAAAACAAAAAGCCAATCAACCTGAACTCTCCAGACATCCGGCGAAAATTGCTGTTTGAGGTGCTGGAGTACGAGTCGCTGGATGAAACTGATTCCGGGCTAGACTCCGTCAAGCGCTGGATAATCGAGGAGTTGCAGCAGAAGCACAAAAGTCCAATCCTTAAACGGATGATAGAACGTGGCAAGTATTCCTCGGCACACTCGAAATATATCCTGCCGCTCCCGACGAAGTGGATAGGCACAGACAACAGAGTGCATGGTAGTCACTTGCCGCATGGGACCAGGACTGGCCGACCGTCATGTCAAGACCCGAATATGTACAACCTGCCTGCTCGCAGCTCTTTGACAGATGAGCTGATGAGCCAGTTTGTACCGAGCAGCGAACGCAATGTCATAGTCAAGCAAGACTCTAAGCAAATCGAATTGCGCTTGATGGCTGACAGGGCCAAAGACAAAGTGATGATTGCCGAGTTCATGGCTGGCGAGGACCCGCACGCCAAGGGAGCGCAAGCGGCGTTCGAGTACACTGAAAAGAGATGGAACAAATTGCCCGCTGAGAAACAGAAGGAGCTACGGAGCTATAGTAAGAACGCTGTGTCATTCGGTCTAGTGTACGGTCGTGACGCCAAAGCGCTCGCAGCGGATTTTGGCTGGTCATTGCAAAAAGCCGAAGAATTCAAGAGCCGGTACTTTGGGAAATATCACGGCATCGCAGCATATCTAGAAGCTGAGCAGGAACGCATCAGGAAAGACTGCCTGTCCGTTTCACATTACAATCGTCACAGAAGACTACCAGAAGCGGCGGATGAGGACATAGGTCGTGCGAACCACGCAATACGAGAGGGAATCAACGCGCCGATACAAGGGGATGCATCCGATATTAACCTTATCGCAGCGTACAGAATGCAGCACTGGCTCCTGAGAAATCAGATGAAAACTAGGGTAATCAATTACGTTTACGACGCTGTCTATTTGGATGCCTATCGTAAAGAGTTGAGACTCGTGGTGCCGAAACTGCATTTCTACATGAGCGATAGAAAATACCTATTGAAGACGATTGGCTGGAAATTGAACGTGCCACTCGACACAGACTGTGCGATAGGCGACAAGAACATGGGCGACATGGTGGAACTTGAACACACGAAGATACCCGGCCAGTTTATCATTCCAAAACAGTTTTTGCAGTAATAGCGTTTCATTATAGTAAGCAGGCAAATGTGAAAAAAACTAAGCTAGCAGAAATCCCAGTCGTTGTCCAAATCTACCCTCAGCAAATCCATGAAGCAGATCTCATGCGAGAGTTGAGGGTAGATAAGCATAGTCTCGATAGAGAACTAGAGCGCAATCCCAGAAGGTACGGTTTCTGGGCGGCGCTCTACTCAGAAGTGTCAGCAAAGGTTTCCGACTTGGAAGACAGGCTCGCTGTGCTGGAAGCGAACCTGTTTATCAAGTATGCGAAGGCCAATGTAGCGAAGCGCAAGACTGACCTGAAATTCTACGTGGTTCGCAACGAGAAATACATGAAGCTGAAAAGAAGGCTGCGCAACTGGCAGAACTCGGAACGCACGCTGAAATACAGCGCCATGAGAGGCATTGAAATGAAGCAAAGTTCTTTGATGGCTCTGAATGCAAATCGCAGGGCCGACAAGAAGTCAGAAGGGTTCAAGGAGGAAGAGTAAAGTGACGAAAACTGCAAAGGAAATACGCCAAGAACTAAAGAAGCGTCGTGGGAAGAAAGGCAAGGTAGACTGGTTCAAACTAGAAGGAGGCACACAGAAATATATCCGCATCGGTCCCCCATGGAAGAAGGGCGGGGAATTCTGGAAAGACGTGGCGTTCCACGGCTATTTCACAGATAGGGTCTATTGTCGTAAAAACGACATCGACGAGAAGACAGGCAAGCCGCGCAAGTGTCCCGTCTGCATACGCTTGAAGGAGCTGAAATCCGACCGCTCTCCAAAGGGCAAGAAGCTATGGTCCCTAATCAAGCAGAATACTGAAGGCTTGTGGAACGTGCTGGTCGCTAAGAAATTCAAGCGTACCGACAAGGGCATCGTCGTCAAGCGTTACGTGGACAACAGATTCAAGGTCATGCGCCTATCTCGCAAGTGGCAGGACTTGATGATGGACATATTCGCTGATGAGGACTATCGCAGCAAGCATATCCTAGGCGTCACGCACAGCGTCTATGGCAGGCTTATCAAGGCGACGCGTGAAGGCAAGGGCAGAGACGACACGAATTACACGTTCCGTCCAGTTGACCACATGACGCCTATTTTCTCCGATGAAGAGAAAAGGATAGCAATCAAGAAAACTCTCAACGACTTGGACGCTCTCGTGCATGGCAGCAGCAAGGAAGAGTGTGAAGCGTTCCTAGAAAAGGCAGAGAAGAAAGCCAAGCGTCTAGCACGAGAAGAAAAGGAGCATGGGGACGAAGATGAAGACGATGAGGATAAAGAGGAAGATGATGAGGAGGAGACAGAGGACGATGAAGATGACTCCGACTCTGATGGCGATGAAGAAGGGGATGATGACGATTCAAGCGACGACGAAGAAGACGACTCAGACCTAGAGAAGAAATACAAGAAGCTGAAGAAAAAGCTGAAGCACAAGAAGTCTGATGAGGAAGATGATGACGACGAATAGGGGGAGAATCGGTTATTCTCCCTCTTCCGAAGAGGCCTCCAGATGATACATAGATTTCCACGACTGAAGAAGGGTGAGGAGCCTCGTGGCGTCCGTGACAAAGTGTTGCAGCGTATCATAAAAAAGTACAACAAGGACAAAAATGGCAATTCTACGTCGCTACTTGGAGACAGCGTTTTTAGCCAGCCTAGAAGTTACGTGTCTAGCGGCATTCTACCTATTGATTGCATTGTCTGCTACGGACTCGGATTTCCTCCCGGAATTGTTGAGATATACGGCAATGAAGCCAGTGGCAAAAGTGCTATCATGGAGGAAACACTTGCTGAAAGTCAGCGCCATAAATACTACACGATTCTCTTCCCTACGGAGTATTCTCTAGAGCATCGCAGGGCCAAGAACGTGGGACTGGACGAAAGTAAGCTGCTCATTTGCGAAGTGGAGACAGTGGAGGACGTATATGCTCAGATCAAATCAATCGTTGGCGAAATCCGTAAGACGGACCAGAACACCCCAATCGTAATAGGTTGGGATTCTATTGCTGCGACGCCAACTAGGTCAGAACTCGCCAACAAAGCCGGACTCGAAGGCAGTGACATGGGCCGGTCGGCTCTCCAGATGTCGAAGCTATTTCGCCGGCTGGTTCGGTTCCTATTCGTAAACAAGGTCTGTTTGATATGCGTCAATCAGACCAGGACCAATCTAGGCGTCATGTGGGGCAGCAAGGAGACAACGTATGGCGGGAAGGCGTTGCGATTTTACGCTTTGGTTCGCGCAAGGATATCTAGAATCAAAGTTATCAAGAACTCAGCGGATGAGAAGGTCGGCTATCTCTCTAAAATGGAATGTACAAAGAACAAAGTCGCGCCGCCCGAAAGAAGCTGCCTGCTCCCAATTTATTTCGACAAGGGAATCCACAAATCACTATCCATCTGGGAGTATTGCGTAGAGAACGATATCTTCAAGAAGCAGCACGCTTCATATAGATATCGTGGGTCCGTGATGACGAGAAAGCAGTTCCCGAAATACTACCGGAAGCACAGAGAACAGTTAGACAAGGAATGCAGACAGAGCACAGTCGTGAGGGCAGAAAAATGAGAATTCTAGTTTTACATGGTTCTTATGGGTGCGAAACAGGATGCTGCGGACATTATGTAGAAATAGATGGGAAGTCAGTTGGTAAATTCGAGTTCCTGCATCCCAACGAAAACAACGACCTGGAATTTGCACAGGATATGGTTCGAGCAGCGTGTGGTGAAGAGCATGTCAAGGATTTGGACTGGGAACATTGTATCATAGTTAACGGTGACTCTTGTTGAAGAAAATTCTACTCATAGACGCGAATAACGCTTGCTGGCGCGTTCTCAAGGTGGTCCCAACTCTCACTGCGAACGGGAAACCAGTCCAAATGGTCTACGGCTTCCTACGTCTACTGCGAAGTTGCATAGAGCAGTTCGAGCCAGACGTAGCGCTCGTTTGCTGGGACTCCGGACGTTCAGCATATCGCAAGAAAATCTATCCGGCGTACAAAGGCAACCGAGACCACGAATTGGACCTAGAACACGCCAAGGAGTTCAGGAGTTTTCTAATACAGGCAGAATCAATCAAGAACACTTTGAAATGGCTCAATGTAAGCCAAGCTGATTTCCCAGAGACAGAAGCTGACGACTTGATAAGTGTCGCGTGCCAGAAATTGCAAGGCAGGAAAATTGTCGTGTCTAGCGATATGGATATGTTCCAGCTCGTAAGCGAGGATGTCCAGGTCTGGTCACCAATCAAATCCGCGCTCTACCGTATCGAGACGTTCAAGAAGGTGGTGGGTATGTCGCCAGACCAGTATCTCCAGCTCAGGGCGTTGATAGGGGACAAGGGCGACAACATACCCGGCGTCGCTTCTGGCTTCGGAGAAGTAACGGCCACAGAGTTACTGAAAAAGTATGGCAGCATAGACAAGCTGTTCACGTCTTCAGTAGAGAAGAAAGTCTATAAGATGGGAAATCGTTACGCGCTGCTCTACAGCGAGGGAGCCAAGGAAATAGCGTTCAGGAATCTATGCTTGATAGACCTGAGCGTGGCGTCAATCCATTGCAAAGGCGCTGTAGAGTGCGTGCAAGAAGCGGTCAAGGGAAGGCACAAAGTGGACAGGGCCAAAGTGAAGCAATATTTCCAAGAACAGAAATTTGTGTCGTTGTTGGCGGATTTCGGTGGATGGATAACGGCATTCGAAGGGCTGGACTACAAATGATTAGGCGATTCCCGCGCATCATGCAAATCAATAGCGCGTCTATGAACAGGTTGTGGAAAGCGGTCGAGAAAGTGGCGAAAGGAGAACCTATCACAGTGCTGGATGCGAACTATCTGTATAGATGGCGTCTGGAGTATTTGACTAGGAAAATAGCGAAGCAAAGTCTTCGAGACAGATTCGACGGGCACTTCAGATTTCCAAGGGTGACACACGATGGCTAGGCACGCTAAGAAATGGATTATTCGCGACGACTACCGTCCACTTCTCAAGCGCGTCAAGAAGCTATTCCCGACCGTTCTGGCTCACGTGAAAACCAAGCGTATCGCACTGATGGGCATGGTCACGCGAAATAGCAGGTGGATGGGCAAGATATTCCCCAACCGACCGCCGTGGAGTACATTTAGCGAACAGTACGATTACATCATCGCGTTCCATGCCAATCGTTTTGATAAGCAGAAGAAATCGTACAAGCTGTGGGTGCTTCGCCACGAATTGCATCACATTCCACCTGACGGGCATGTGAGGGGAGCTAGAGGCTTTAGGAAAACAGTGCGCCACGACTTAGAAGACTGGAAATTCCTGCGGAAAGCCTATGGGCTAAATCTGGAGCACACGAAGCGCATCTACAAAGGCGAGAGGGTGGAACTGGAGTAATGCTCAGATGGCTCATTTCTGGAGACCTCCAAATCCATGCGTGGAAACAGTTCAGTCACACGCGCAAGGACGGGATGAACAGTCGCCTATGGAACTGCCTCCACGTTTTCGACGTCCTGCTCAAGGAAGCACAGAAGCGCGGTATCACCAAGATTCTTATCAATGGTGACCTGTTCGAAGAAAACAGCTACATAGATATTGAGGTGTTCGATGCGACTTGTAGAAAGATTCAAATGCTCCATAAAGCAGGCATGGAAATCTGCATCAACATGGGCAACCACGACGTATCTAGACAATCTGGCCGACACGTACTGCACAGTCTGGGAGCATTTCGGCCCATCGCCAAAATTGTGGAAGAACCGACATTGGTATGGCAGCATATTTTCGTGGTGCCTTGGAGTCCATCTGCGGATAAGATTAAAGAGGCAATCAAGTCTTGCAGGGCAACTAAGGAAACGAGTCTTGTGGGACACTTCGGCGTTTACGGTGCCAAAACAGGACCAAAAGGATACATCCCTAAAAACGCTATCACAGTTATGGACCTCAAAGCCGATAAATTTGGACTCGTCCTCCTATCCGATTATCATACCAGACAGCGTCTTGCAGACAATGTCTACTATCTCGGCTCGCCATTGCAGCATTCATTTGGTGAGATTCACAGACCCTGCATCTGGAGTGTCAGTCTGGATAGAGAAAAAGTTTTTACAACAGAACGAGTGTATACCAGTTTTCCTCAGTTTCGAAATTGGGACTCTGACGCCAGCCTCAGTCGTTTTCGCAAAGATACCGCTGGCTGGCACGGAGACTATGTCAGAGTTAGACCACATGCTGGACTTCCAGAACAAGCTATCAAGAGAACGGCGCGAGAGATTGGCTTTCATGTCCAGATTGTTAGCGGAAAAGAAGATAACGTTCCCAGCGCCGTTAGAATGGGAGACGAGTATAATCTCAGAAGGACTTTCAGGCAGTACGTTCGCAGAGAAATTGCAGGCCGAGAAAGGCAAGAAAGACTCTTGAAGCTGGGAAACAAACTATACCGAGGTGAAATGTGAGTGCCAACGTGATAGTGGTCGGTCCAAGAGACAAAGACATACCGAAAAACGTGGAGGTGATAAGCACTGTCTCTAAATCTAAATCTAGCTTCTGGCGACAACTGAGTCCGTTCCTTCTAGGGCCATGCAAACTCTGGGGTGGACACGTCTCTAGAAACATGGAGAATGGCTGGCAGTATTCCAAGGTGTACTCAGAGTTCGAAGATGGAGGACTTGGACATCCAACGAAGCGATGGCTCGTGTGGGCAAAGGAAGGCTGGGATTGCCAGAGAGCAATCCGATATCCGATGGGCAAAGGCGTTTCTCCGGAATATAGTTGGTGGGATGGAAAGAGCTACGACTACGTCCAAGCACGGGCGAAAATCTACATCCCACTTTACGCTAGAGCAGTAGCTAAGACAGAAGCATTCAGTGAGTTGCGAAGGATGTACAAGGAACACGATGAAATCTGGCTGTGGGATTTCGATGGCTATGACAGAAGAAAGTTTGGTATGAGTCTAATCGACGTGCTAACATGCACGAATAAGAAAATGGGTCACGCCTTCGTTCTAGCAATGATGTTGAAATGGGGCAAGAATTTCTGGAGACGATGATTGGTCCATTTCCGCAAACTCGTGTTGCACAATTTCATGAGCTATCGTGGTAAGACGGTTATCAGGCTTGCGAATCAAGGCATCGTGCAGATAGAAGGGAGCAACGAAGATGACCAAACAGCCGATTCCAACATGGCCGGAAAGAGCACTATTGTTGAAGCTCTGCTTTGGTGCCTGTTCGGAAGAACTCTACGAGGATTAAAACATGGACAAGTGGTCAATAGGAAAGCTAGGAAAAATTGTTTCGTTGGAACGACCTTTACCGCCTCAGGGAAACGCTACTCATATTATCGATATCGGAAGCACTGGAAGCACGGTAACAAACTTGTACTCACACGGGGAAATATTCCTATTTCTTCCAGACACAGCGATGACACTCAGACGCGCCTTGAGAATATCCTGGATTGTGATTACGACAGCTTTGTCAATTCGGTGGTGTTCGGTGGTTTCGATTCTGGCACGCGCAAGCAGTTCGCGTTACAGACAGACGCACAACAAAAACAACTGCTAGACTCATTTCTCAAATTCGAGAAGTTCGAAATCGCGCTACGGAGAGCCAAGCATGAAATTAGTAAGAGTAGAGAGAAGTCACAACAACTTCAAATCGAAGTGGAACGTCAGCGAGGAAAATCGTCCTCTGCTAAAGTACAGATTGAGTCGCTTACGGATAGCCTTAGGAATTACAAACAAGAGCAGAAACGAGAGCGACAAGACATACTTAGGAAAATGCAGGCGCTACCAGAAATTGAAAAAGGCTCTCATAAAGAAATTAGGCATTGCAGCGCCAGTGTCGAAAAATATATCGAGCGAAAAGCCGCTATTCGACATAGACTATCTCATGTCTCTAGGCAGCTAAGACTTCTCGCCGAGAAGCGACTGAACAGAGAAAAGTTGATAGGCAAGCCGTGTCCCACTTGCGGACAAGAAATACACAGCCTGACTTCTATTCTCAAACATTTCAAGCGAGACAAAATTCGTTTGAAAGCTGAAAAGCAGGTCGCTGTCAAGGCGCTACACAAAGTCGAAAGGAGGCTAACAGATGGGCGGAAGGAACTAGGCCGTCTACAAAAACTCAAACAATTAGATGACTCACATAGACTGCGAAAAGCACAGTTAGAGGAGCGTCTGGCAGAATTACAGCGGCGCTCCTCTTCTGTGTTTCAAGAGGAACTGGAGAAAGCCTCCAAGCAGTACGCTAGGCAAGTGTCCAAGCTGCTCGCACTGAAATACGAAGAGCACAAGCTACAGAAGCGAATACAGGACTTGGAGTTCTGGGAGAAAGGCTTTGGAAACAAGGGTGTCAAGGCTTTGATAGTCCGGGAAGCGTTGCCAGCTATGAACGCCAAGCTGAAAGAGTACGCGAGCGAAATCTTCGAAAGTGACGTGGAGCTGGAATTCCGTCCAAGTAAGGAAACGAAAAAGGGCGATGAGAGGGAACTGTTCAATGTACATTATCGTACTCGAAGGAATGCTGATAATTATACCGCTGAATCTTCTGGCGGTAGACGAAGGATTGATATATGCCTATTGCTTGTTTTTTCATGGTTCGCGCGTACAGCAGATTGCCTATTCGTCGACGAGTTGTTAGATGGTTTAGATTCTTCAGGCAGGGAGCGCGTGTTGGAAATCCTGAGTAAGCAGCGCGGCAGCGTATTCGTTATCTCGCACAGTCGAGAATTGAAATCCAGACTAGGAACAGTATGGACAGTGACGAAGAGGAAAGGCATTTCCAGACTGAGGGTCCCAGATGGCTAAAAAGAAACCAATCTTCGACAATCGGAAAATGACGATACTGATGCGTCGCTATGTTCGCAACAAGAAAGATTTCAAGTTACGCGATAGGATTCTAACGCTCACATTACCGCTAGTCAAAGCCTCACTCTCAAAACAGGGGATGTATGACAAACGCTACAAAGCAGATATCGAGCAGGAGTGCATTCTCAAAGTTCTACAAGCTATCCCGAAATTCAAGCCTCAGAGGGGAAATGCTTTTGGGTTTATGTGGGCTGTCATTTGCAACATGTCTAAGTCGATCAACAAAAGGTTTCACCGACCTGTTTCAAGCCTCTCTACAGACGAATCCGCCCAAAAGGAAGCAGAAGCGAACGGCAAGGAAGTCTTCCAAACGCCGGAAAATCAGTACGTCTTGAACCTGATAAGCGACGCCGTTGTGGAAGCGTTCGATACGAACGGTTTCGTAGCACCGAAAAAGAAGCTACATCGCAAAGCCTGCAAGCTGATACACAAGACGATGGTCGCTGGGGATTTCTTCTTCAACAAGAGCAGCGTGGTCCGGCAGCTCAAGGACCTAGGCTTAGACAAGAAAGAGATTCAGCAGTATTGCCAGTATTCGCTAGTGGTCGTAAGAAATAAGCTACTGGAGGCGAGGTCAAATGCCAGCACGATCACTCATCCAAAAATTGGGAAAGTTATATCCACAGTCGTTGATATCCCAGATACATAGCATATTTGGCATAGAGGACACGGAAAAGTTCCTGACGGTGTTCGCCGGCATGACGGTCCACGTCCCATCAACAACGGACATAGAAAACGAGGAGAGAAATCTAGCAATCTACGAGACGCTGCAACGCTCTCAATCTGGTGCAGAAAGCAGGCGTCTAGGCGAAGTTCTTTGTGAGCAGTACAAACTGAAGCGCAAGGAAATCAGGGCTATCTACAAACAAACCAAGCACAAGTTGAAAGAGGCTAAGAAGCATATCGAGAAAGACAAACTCGTAAGCGAGCACAGGCGGAAATAATGAAAGGTCATGGCAAGGGCAGCGCGTTCGAGCGTAAGATAGCCAAGGAAATAGTGAAAGCCTATAGCAAGTTCGGCATCACGCAGAAGGATTGCTGGCGGTCTACATTATCCGGCGGTCATCCGCGTGCGGCAGGCGATTTGGAAATATCAGAGCGACTAGCAAAGATATTTCCATTTTGTCTGGAGATGAAGCACCGAAAGAAGATACGGTTTGAAAACTTCCTGCTGATGCACCAATCTGAAGAAAAACGTTGGGTCCAGCAGACGCTCGACGGCGCTAAGAAAGCACCTGGAACAACTCCAGTGCTGGTCATGCGTGCCAACAACTGTCCCATCTATGCAATGGTCCTCGGCAAGAAAAGTTTCGCGATAGGGCTAGTGCCTTGGAAACATTTTCTGAAAAATGCAATCCGTATCATACCACGATTCCCGCGTCTGAAAGGAAAACATGCCCGACGAAATAAAGCTAACTCCTGAGCAGGAAGCAATCAACAATCGCATGGGCAAGTGCATCAAGCGTTTCGAAAACTACTCTGGCTGGTATTTGATGCAGGGAGAGATACCAGAGTCCGGCATGGGTCTGGATACGCTGGTCCGTGAGATGTACATCCAAACAGCCATGAACCATGCCAGTCAGATTGCTTTGACCAATCTGATTTGCTCTAAGCGGGAATTCACAGTGTGGGACGTCATGGCCGTCACAGTCACATTGCTAGAGCAGAGACTGGCTGACACGGAGCAGGAGCTGGAAATCAAGATAACACAGAAACAGTGCGGTCGCAATATCAACATGGATCTGGAGAAAGAGCCAGAAGAAAATACGACGGTGCAATGATGGCGGAAGAAGTCGTCAACAAGGACACTACCGAAACTCGCGTGCTCATCACTGAAGACAAGCATGGCAATCTAAACGTGCAATACGAGATGATTATCAAGGGCACAGAAGTAGCTGTCCCTTTCCGCTATTCACATCTCATAGGACAGCTCTTTGTCGCTACAATCATCATCGTTACGCGAGGCTACAAGAAGATTTTTGCCAACGTAGACCAAAGTAATTCTATCAGTAAGGATAAAATAAAGCCACTATGAAAATACGTCGTTTCCCAAGGCTCCTCAAAGACTATCCAGACGCTCCTCTCACACGTTCTATGCGAGAGCGGATGCGCGATGAGAAGATAGTCCCGAGAGGCTACGACAAGCTGACTCGCAGGCAAATGAAGCTAGCTCGCAAGGTCGTCAACGGAATGACTGTCAAGGATGCCTGCAAGACGATGGGCATGGATACCAACACGTTCTACCGCTACATGCACTATCACAAGCTGTTCAAAAACTACTATCTGCACTATGCCGCCAAGTACGCCGAAAACATCGACGGTCGCCTAGATGCCAAAGCGGGTCGCGCAATTCGTATCGTAGAAGAAGCCATGGACTCTCCAGACGACTATCTCCGCTACAACGTCGCTGAAAAGTTCCTAGCTGGTCGTGGCTTCTACAAAAAGAATGTGGAGAGCAAGCAACAAATATCTGGCGCTGTGAAAATGCACGGTTCAGTCAAGCACTTGCATAAGCCGATGGACCAGGAAATCATGGTAGCGTTCGTGGAAGCTTTCAGGAACATGGCTGGAGGCGGCAAGGAAGTCCAGCCCAAGATTGTCAAGGGGAAGACGGTGAGCAAGGTAATCAATGCGTTGCCTGCTCCTGCTCCAAATGCCGACAATTCCGAAGTTCAAGAAGTCGACCAAGAAAAAGCTAGCTGACCTGCTCTCGCAAGCCAAGGGTCAAGGCATCAACGGCTTGCGGACTCTCATCAGGCAATACACGTCTAGAGAATTCCGCCATCAACTGGTCCTGCATAGCCCGGAGTTCTTCCTCACTTACTACCTTGGATTTCGGTTGCCAGAGCATCAGCGTCGCTGGCTGCAACTCTGGAGCGTGAAATACCTGCTAGAACTGGCACCACGCGATCATGGCAAATCTTGGATATTCTCGTATGGACAGCCGCTCTACCGCATCTACGAAAACCTGATACAGAACCATTTAGAAGCGGTCACGTACCGATTCCTGCAAATTTCCAAGACCGATGAGATGGCTGGAAAATACGCCGAACAGGTCCGAGTCACTATAGAAGAGAACCATTATCTCAACGAAGATTTTGGGGATATACGCGACCCGAACAATTGGCTCAAGAGCAGATTCAGTTGTAAGAGAAATATCCACGACAGCGTAGAGAAGGACCACACCTATGAGAAAGTCGGAGTGCTTGGAGGTATTACTGGCGGTCATTTTGAGACAATCAATGCCGATGACCCACTCGACGATGAAAACACAAAGACCATCGAACGCATGGCAACCATCGAAAACTGGTTCTGGGGCACGGTCTGGAATCTACGCGAACCGCCAACTCAGTTTCGAGTTACTGGAACTAGGAAAAACAGACGAGATCTATACAATACATTGCTTGAAACACGGACGTGGAAGCACAACGTAGAGAAAGCCATCATCAAGTATCCGATGATACCCGACCCAAAGAATCCAGACAAGGAAATCGAGGGATGGGTCTATATCACGGACACAGGAAGGTACGTGCGCGGTCTACAGGACGTCAAGGCGGAAGAGCAAATCGTGGACGTGGAACTGCTCACAGACGATTATGAAGTGCTTTGGCCAGCCACAGAGAAGGTGAACAATTTTGGGGAGCCACTGATAGATACCGAAACTAAGAAGCCGATGGTGTTTGGATGGGGCATCCGAGAATTGCTCATGGACCGTGTGACTCAGGGAATCACTTCATTTTCCAGAGAGAAGCAGAATGAGATACAGGAAGGTGAGGGAGCAATTTTCAAGAAAGATTGGTTCTACTTTTTTGATTCTCAGCAATTGTACCTCAACGAAGAAGACGGCTACCACTATCTCTTGCCAGAAGTAGAGGAGAAAGCAGCATGAGGCTGGCTGAAGCAATACATTTCAATGCACCTACATGGAGTGATTTGAGAGCTAAGAGAAGAGCTAAGAAAACTCATGGACATCTAATGAAAACGCAAGGGGTGAGTCACGCATGTGCTCATGGAAACCATAACAACTGCACAAAAAAGAGTTGCACCTGTCCTTGCACACTCCATGCCAGTCACTATCCAGCGTAAATTCTTCCAAGCAATCGGTCTATGGCTCTATTGCAGGCAGGCAGAAATGGATGATGACCACAAGGACAAGGTCGGGGCGCTGATGAGGTCTATGGACTGGGGCACAGAGGCGAGTTTGATATTGAAGGAGTGGAGACGAAATGTGGTCTCTGGAAGAGTCGATAGCTCAGTATAACAAAATACTGCATCGACCGCTGCCATTCACAGTCAGAGTGCAGAAATTCGTGGAGTCCACACGTCTCACTGAGCACGGCGTCCTCGGCCAGAAGTGGCATCACCATAAACAGGAAGACGATACTCCTAAGAAATCCAAGTATGGCAGCAAGACCATCGACCCATCCAAAGCCGGAGGCTATTGGAAGCATGGCTCACTGAAAGGGAAGACGTACAATTTCCTAGAGTCTCTAAATGGTGATTGGATTAAGTTTTCAGAACTGAAATCGAAGATGAGTTCCGAAGACCAGGACCAGAAGCATTCTCTAAACGGTATTCGCAAAGCAGGCAAGCAAACTGGTCGATGGTCTCTGGAAATATCTGGCGCTGGCAAAGGTGGGCTGTTCAAGCTAGGTGACGAAGCTTCTATTCGCTTATTCGTTGCTAATAGAGCGTCTGTCCAAACTCCAGAGTCTGAGAAGAGGACCGAAGAGACAGAAGCTAAGGCAACTAAGCTCGCCAAAGATTACATGTCTATGGGACCAAACGATCCCAAGGGTTCCAAGGAGCTATTCAGCAATTACTACAAAGAGATGGGAGTTTCTCAAGACTCTAGAGATAGCATGGAATACGCTGTCAGAGCATGGACTGGTACTGTGAATTCTGACAAGCCGCAAGCGATGCGCATGGTCGCTATGGAGTATTACGGTCGCAAGCCGAGCGGTGAATACACCGATGGTCACAGCAACAAAATCAAGGACGAGTACGACGAAACAAAGGGCGATGCTGACAAGATGAAACCGGCTGTCATGGCTATGAAAGCCTACGCTGGAGCCTACGCAAAAGAACAGGGCATCTCAGTTCTGTATCGCGGCGTGGCAGGCAAAGCGGCTAAGGACATAATCGACGCCATCAAAAACGACGGTGAGGTGAAACTGGCGGTCAACAGTTTGAGCAGTTGGAGCCAGTCTAAATCTGTAGCTTCCGGCTTTGGAGATGTCGTGCTCAAACTCAAAGTGGACCCTAGCAATATCTGGGCTGTCCATAGCGCGACGCCGTGGCTGTTCTCGTCGCATTCTAGCGAGAAAGAATACATAGTGGGACATCACCAACCGTTCGAAAAGTTCAAGAAGGGCGACGTGGAAATGACATGAAGAAAATAAAAACTGTACGCATCGACGATACAGCAGAAAATGCAGACTGGTTGCACAACAAGAAGGGGAAGAAAAATGGCAACAAGCAGACGCCTAACAGAAGTGAAAAAGCAGTCGGAAAGACCAAAGGGCACTAGGTTCGATTTGTACTGTTCAATCTGCGGCACAAAGCTAGACCGCCACGACGAGTGCCCGAAATGCAATAGCGAACACGCGACAAAATGATAACGATTAGGCCGCTCCAGTATATTGATTTGGCTTTGAAGTCCGAAAACGATCCGGGCGTCAAGGTGAAGCCAGATGGAACGGTCCAAGCTGACTGGTTCTGTCTGTGTACTGCGGTCAGGATAAAAGAACTGGTCTATCTGCTAGATATGTACAGAGCGCAAATCCCCTTCCCAGATCAAGTAAGAGTTATGGTCAGGGAGCACGTAGCATGGCATTCTGTGAAAATCGGCGTCGAGCGAAATGGCTACCAGTGGGCACTCGGTCAGCAAGCGTGGGAAAAGGGATTGCCAGTGGTCCCAGTCGATCAGCCTGGAGACAAGGTCTACAAATGGCAGCTGTCCACGCCACACTTCGAAACAGGCAGAGTCCGCATCCGCGCCGTCAGAGGCAGTCATGGACATCTGGAAGCGCATCCGTGTTTCCGCCGTTTCATCAAGGAAGCGCTGGATGCACCGTTCGGTGACCACGATGACACAGTGGACGCGGCGTGCGGCGTGGTCCACATGCTGACAGGGCCCGACTTCGTAAATCAAGAATACGCTGGCGGCACTAGCAAGGGATTCGCGGTCGTGATAGCGGGAGGGACCGGAAGGAGACACCACATTGGGGACCCCTATGATGTCTTCAGGAGTCAGTATTGATAAGTAATTTTGTTCAGGAGAACAAATGGCTTCCAAAGTAGTCAACCCGACCAACTCGCCTCCCAACAAGAACGCGCCGCTCCCTTTCATTCGTAGCGCGTCTGGCAAGCAGTCCGTCAAACTGGAACGCGAGAAGGACCAGTTCAACAATGGCAAGGACTACGTAGACGAAGGAGCGCCGCTCCCCACAATCGACCCCGAGTCCAAGGTCGCCCCGTTCAAGCCGTATATCACGATGTCCAATCCGTACATCACGCCACCGACTCGTGAAGAAATGGACGCTATCTCCCGTCCAGACGAAACCAGTCAGACGCAAATCACCTACCACAAAGAAGCGGTCGTCATGGACGTGGACGCTAAGCTGATCATTTCCTCAGTAGCACAAATGAAGAACGGGATATTCAGAGAAGCGCACTATCCCACGCTCATTGACTACATGAAATCCCCGTACTACCGAAAGCTGAGAGAAGCCAAGATTCAGACGGAGCTATTGTCGGGTCTAGCAAAAAGAACCAAGCTGAGAGAAGCCGGACAAGCGACCGTGGCTGGCGTCAGGCTGAATCCCAAGCTGGTCGGCCTCTATAACAAGGTGGACAGGCAAATCGGTCGCAGGCTGAAGGAGTCAGGCTTCGTCAACGAGTACAAGAAATTGCGCGAGGACTTCTTCTCACAGGAGGACATCGGAAGCTCTGGCGGCGTAGGGCAGATTAGTCCCAACTGGGACGGCGGGAACAGTTTCAATCTAGCTGGAAGAGAGCCGGACTTCACGCCGCTGATAGCCGGACCGTACAACAAGCAATTGTACTGGTTCGACTACCTCGATCAACATTGTTTTTCTGGAGACACAGAAATAGCCTTGCTCGATGGAACGAACCCGACAATTCTAGATTTGAAGAAAAAATTAGAACATAAGAAATTTGTCTGGGGTTATAAGTTCAATCAAGACTCACAACGAATTGAGCCCGTCAAGCTGACCAACGTGTACGAGATGGGTGAGAAGGAATGTGTCTGCGTGCTTCTAGATAGTGGCAGGTCTTTTATAGCGTCAGAAGACCACCTGATGTTAATGAGGGATGGCACTTTCAAAGAATCTGGAAAACTGTTACCAGAAGATAGTATGATGCCGTTGTATCGTATCTACAGAAAAAGAAATGGTTTGTCTGGATACGAAAGTCTATGGCAGCCTGAATCAGAAAAGTGGGAATTCACTCATCAGATTTCTTACGAATATCAAAACGGAAAGACTACAGCACAATTATTTAAGGAAACTGGCGAACACTACTTGATTCATCACAGTGATTTTAGGAAAGCGAATAATACACCGCAGAACCTGAAAGCTGTGACTTATCCTGAGCACATGGAATTGCACCGCGCTCACAATACTCCTGAAGTGAATGCCAAACGCTCTAAAGAGGTCGCTAGACAACACGCTTCTGGAGAGCGAAATGAGATTTACAGAGCAATCTCTAAAGGTAGGGTTGGCGTAAAGGTGTCTGAAGAAGGCAGGAAAAAATTATCTGATGCCCAGAAGAAAGCACACGCTGAAGGAAAATATCCAAAGACGTGGACACCAGAACGCAGAAGAAAAACTGTGGCTTCTCTGAAGAAGAGATACAAAGATCCTAAGAAGAAAGAGAAGCAAATACGTGCAATGTTAGGAGCTCGTTGGGGAAAATATTGGAATCACAAAGTTGTGGCAGTCTATCCAATAGGTAAACGAAAAGTCTATCACATTGAAACCGCTGAATCTGATTACAGGAATCAGAATTTCGCCTTGTCTATCGGTGTGTTTAGTCACAACAGTAAAGCCTATCAAGCATTTACACATAATCCAATCGCCAAGCGGATAGTCAATGTCATCACTCAGTTCGTACTCGGCAAAGGCGTCAAGATGACAGTGATGCGTGCGCTGTCTCGTGCTGAAGAGCAGGCACAGAAGAAGCAAACTCCTAACGCTGGCAACCTGCAACAGATGGCGCAAAACATTTCTCGTGGGCAGGTCAGGCAGCCACAAGACTGGAAAGTGCAATGCCAGACCATCCTTGATAGGCACTGGACCAAGAACAATCTGCACATCACGAGCAAGAAAATTCTCCGCAGTCTACTGGTCTTTGGAGAACAGTTTATTCGGTACTACGATGCGCCGTGGGGATTGAAGTTGCGCCAACTGGACCCGTCAACAGTTTGGGAAGTGATTACGGACCCAGACGACGCTGACAACGAATTTTACATCCATCAGCAGTACCCCACGCGCTACATGTGGTTTGTTGATCTACCAGTCCCAACAATCAAGTTCATCATTCGACAAGTCCCAGCGCTCCATTACTTCCACATGAAAATTAACACAGTGGAAGGCGAAGTCCGCGGTCGCAGCGAACTATTCGCGGTCTTGGGCTGGCTCAAGCGCATCAAGGAGTACGCTACAGACCGCGTAGTCCGCAACAAGATGGCGAATCTGTTCATCCTAGACGTCGCGGTAGAAGGCGACGCGGCTACAGTCCAGCAGGTCCAACAGCAGATGATGAATCCCCCGACTCCCGGCGGCTTCTTTATCCATAACAAAGCGGCAGAACTTAACGGCGTCAAGGCAGAAGTCGGCGCTCCAGAGACGCAAGGCGACTGGGAAATGTTGCTGGTCATCATCGGCATGGGCGTCGGTCTATCACAGCAATACATGGGCAGCGGTTCTGGCGGCGGGAAAGCAGAAGCGCTCGTAGGCACAGAGCCTGACATCAAGACGTTTGAAGACAAGCAAGAGTTAATGGAAGAGTTTTTCCTGCAAGACGCGCAGCGGGTCTTCGAACGCGCCAAAGATCGTGGCGAAATACCGCGCGACCTCAGCGTCACTGTCGAGACCACATATCCAGCGCTCGCAGAAGAGAACAGGTCCGAGAAGCTGAAGGACTTCGCGTTCGGCGAGTCTATGTCGTGGTGGTCGCATCGCAGGACGGCATCTGCTGCCGCCAAGGAAATGCAGATGACCAGCTACGACTACGACCAGGAACAGCAATCTATCGCAGAGGAAGATGCAATGAAGGAATTCTTGATCAATACTGCGTATCAGCAGGTGACCAAGGGTACCGACTCTGCTCAAACGGGTCAGGGAGGTGGAACGTCTTCTGGTGGAAGTGGAAAAGGCGCAAGCGGAATGGGGATGGGCAAGATTCCAGGAGCAGGCGGGTCTGGCTCATCCTCTTCCAAACAGTCTACAGGAGAAGCTGAAGAAGGCGAAGACAAGGAAGCTAGGCAGGTCGTAAGTATCGTCAAGAACGCTTTGGAGGAATCAGATGAAGACGTTGCTCCCGGAACAGCATCCCCCGGCAGACAAGGAATTGCAACAACTCATAACGCAAGCGTGGGGGCAGATGGAAAGCATGATCCTTGGGCAGGGCGCGACCCACGTGACATGGCAAGCAATATCAAACGGGAAGCAGCAAATCTACGGTACGAGCGTCATGGGGTCGGGAGGAGACAGGATCGTATTCAGTCTCCGCATAAGGTGCGAGACCAAAAGTCGCTCGATAGAGGCGACCTGATTACCAAAGCAAAGAAAGCTGCGAAGCATGGCAACCTGAACAAGGAAGCGGTCAGGGGCAGCGACGGCCACTACCGCTTCCCACGCGAAATTCAAGAAGGTGGACCTGGAAGTGGCCCTCATAAGAAAGTTACGGAACTAGCTAAGGCTAGTGGATTTAAGTTTCTCAAGGGAAACTCCAACGTCAAGGCATACAAGCATCCAAATAAAGGCACACTGACAATCTGGTCAGATGGTCATTGGAAACACAGGAATAGCAAAGGTGAAGTACAGGACGAAGGTCATGGTATTAGCAAATTGAAACAAACATTTGGGATGCTAGGTGTCAAACAGAAAGAATCTATGTCTCCCTTCAAGCCTCAAGACGGTGAGCGCCTCCAAAGGCCCAGGACAGAGAATTTCCCCACTGAGAAATCCGCACACGGAGTAGCATCTGGCAAGCGGAATTCTCCAAGAGGGTACGGTGCATCGAAACGAGAAAGAAATTGAATGGCCTCTATGCGTAGGCGAAAATTGTCCGCGTCCAGACAGGATAATTCTAAGAGACGAACGCAAGATTGTCTACGGCATTAAATCTCCATTCTGTTCCCATTGCGCTAAAGAGAAGAAGAAACAGCTGAGACAGTACGACGTAGAGCACGGCTCCAACTCTAAGACAAAGAAAAAATCATGAGACACTTGACATTGCTATTGCTGCTCCTGTTTGCATCCAGAGCTAATGCACAGAACCAAGTTTCCGTAACGCTAACTCTGACCGTAGCGCCAGCGAGCACTGGAACTGTGACATATTCCAACTGTTCTTCAGCTGTCATGTCTACCTATCCATCGTACACACAATACACTTGCAATGTCATAGCTCCAAACGGGTTGTGGCCGCAAGCTAGTGACAACGTTTCCGTGATATGCAATTGTCCTCTCTCGAATGGCAACAATCCTCTCCCGGCTGGTCTATATCTAGCTCCGGCTGGCATCGCAATAGTGCCTTACAGATAGTAAGGAGAAATCATGCGTCGAATAATCGCATCCCTGTTTCTTTTGTTTGCGTTCCCTGTTCTGCTCGCAGCACAATCTTCCTCACAACCTAAACCGAATTGGTTGGAACGGCAATTCCGCGACCATCCGATACGGACACGAATCATAGCCACAGCTATTGCTGGAGCGGTCTATGCGGAAGGCTTGCATCGTTGTCGCATTCCGAATGTCGAAAACTGTCAAGGACACTACGGAGCAGCTTGGGGCGAATACGGAACAACGATGGCGCTCGATGGCGTAGCCCAGCTCGTCGGGTATGAAATCAGCGGCAAGACAGGGAACAGTATCAGCTATGGAAGCAATCTAGGTATCATTGGATGGGGAGCCTATCAGTGGCACGGCGGACTTAACAAACCTTCGGAAGACCCCAAGCCAGATTTGTCCCAAGTCGTAATCGTAAAACACTAAAATGTTCTACCAACAATATCAAGTCACTACAGGTCTGCCTCCGTCACACGAACTCCCTTGCAATCACATATTCGAATACGAGTGCACGCGATGTCGCAGCTGCTACAAATGCGACCACAAGTTTATCTACAACGAGAAGCTAGACCGCTGGCAAGTGAGGTGTCGAGACGGCAATATTCGCAAAATCATACTGGAGAAGCGACCAGAAGAACGCGGCAGACGCAGAGGAGAACTATGACTGGTCCAAAGAGCAATGGCAGCACAGACAATAGACAGCTTTCTAAAGCTGAGAAGAGGATAGCGATTCTAGCTTGCAAAGGTTTTACGAACAAAGCTATAGCCCAAGAACTGTCTATTACTGAAAACACGGTCAAGAACCACATCTACAACATCTTCAACAAGACCGGGACGGAAGGCCGAATTCGCCTTATGAGATTCCTAATCCAACAGCCCGAGTACAAAGAAGCTATCCTAGGAGACTGACATGATCACATTTTTGCCGTTCCCAGACTTCGGCCTATCTGCATGCTGTCTAGATGACGAGCGTCTAGGCAAGCAGCGTCAAGAAGCGCTCGCAATCTATACCATGCTCAAGGAACACAAGAAGGGCTGGAATATCGAGCCAGCGTGCAAAATGTGGAACGGATTCACTAACGCGCTGGCATGGTATCACAATGTCATGGTCAGCACCTGGAAACACAGAGGAAAGCCGAATACCATGGACTATCTGCAAATCGGCTTCCCAGTGGTATTCCCTCCGTGGCTCGGTGACAGCAGTTTCCACAGGTCGCATCAGTCTAATTTGCTCAACAGAAACGAATCACACTATCGCATCTGGTTTCCAGCGTCGGTACCGAAAAACATGAAGTACGTCTGGCCTATTGGTGAAAGACGCGTTTTGCCGCGTTGAGTAGGCGTTTGGCTACCACCCCACATGCTGAGATTTTGGATGCGGCAGATTGGCTGCGATGCTCACTAATGGCATGATGGCGCATTGAAAAACCAAGTTTACAACCTTCAAGAAAGGCATCTATGAAACATAAGAAAAAACGAGTCAATGGGAAAGTCCAGCCAGATAGTGACAAAGTCCTGCGAGAGCACGGTTACGACCCAGACAGGATTAGGCTACTGTCTAAGGAAGAAGCGCAAGAACACACAAGAGGCATCATGGACATTTTTTCCAGCGTAGACACGGCGCTGGCAGAACTCGCGTGCTCAAATTGCATGGAAGTCGTCTACAAGCCGCTCATGATACTGGGAGCTATCACAAATCAACAGTATCCAGATTTGAACAGTTTGGAGAATCAACTAGGCGACATGCGTCATATCGCGCCCATCTACGACAGTGAAGAACACCGAGAGCGCAATCTGCCGGGAGGATATTCAAACTGCGGTCCATACAAGATTGTCAGGCTTTGGAGAATGTGGGAGAATCCAGAAGGGAGAACAAATGACACCGAAGCAAATTAGAGATATGAGTGCTACGACCGGAAATATCAGCTTGGATGGGATTCGAAACGTGTTCCTCAGAGAAATCGCCGCACAGTTAGCAGATCAGAATGAGCTTCTCCTAGCGATGCTGGATCTGAAGAGGGAGAAATGGCTGCAAAGTTTGCCACAAGCAGAGAGGGAAGAAGTGATAGCGCGGAAGCTAAAGGGATTATGAGACCAACAAATCTTAATCAAGCAATCGACCGCTGGGAAGACAAGAATAGAAGCGCCCACAGCCATCCAACAGCGACCAATCCAGTCAGGCTCCATCAGTGGAAAGCAGATAAGACAGTAATCGGAGTCATATTCCGCTGCGGCGTCTGTAAGACATGGACAAGGAAGAAGAATAACCGACCCTGTGTCGGAAGGGAGATAAAATGAAGGTCAAGAAAGCTAAGAAGCGTCAGTCTAGTGCAGATAGAAAGTATAAGATTCTGTGGGTAGAAATCCAATCGCTGAGAAGGGAAATGAAGCTCTATGAGGAGTTCAGGGGAATAGATAAGCCGATTCTAAATAGGCTGCAAGATGAACTCAAAGTGAGAGATGAAGCAGACTGCAAACTGAGTGATTTGATAGAAGACCTGGAGAAGCGTCTAGAAGGTCAAGATAGTCTCAGAGTCTCGGAGGATTGCAGGCTCAGAGATACGATGCGAATCGAGGACGACCGAATAGAGTATCTGGTGTTAACCCTAGATCGTATCGTGGAAGACCTCAAGAAAGAACTCCTGGATTTCTTCTCAGGAAGGCTCGCTAAGGAAGCTAAGGAAGAAACTCAAGGGAGACTCAGGAACGCATTAGAGCATGTTGATCTCAAGAAGGAAGCACAGCGACTCCTCGCGTCAAGAGAAACCTCTGTGGAAGCGAGTAGAACAGTTGTGATGGGACCAGGAGTCTAATGTCTAGCAGAGCTAAGGAGGAGATAATTCTATGGTCATTCAGGTCAAGAAGAATAAGGAAACAGGTGGTATAGAACTCAGGTATAGGGATTATCAGGCGTCTGCAATGGGAGTGCCTAGGATAGTCGTTATTACGAAGCGACAGGCAAGATCCCTAGCGAAGGTTCTAATTGCAGCTACGAACTAGAGGGTCAAAACTGCCGTGGAATGGCTCATTCTGCTGCCAAACTTGGTAAAGACTCAGCAAGTCCAGCGTAATTCCATGAGTCTAGTCAGTACAGATCTATACCAGACTCTAGCGATCACTGCGGAGTATCGCTCTAATCTGCACGTTCTGTAGCTTCTGTAAGTGATGCACAATAGATTGAATCTAGCACTGGAGGAGTCATGGGCAATGTGAAGAAGTCTAGTCGTGTCCGCACCAGAGTCATATCTGCCACTCGTAGAGCAGATTCTGCAGAGTCATTGCGTATCATATCTGCAATGAATGACTTACGCAGGAGGCTGGAGTCTATGGAGTTAGATCGTACTCATATTCTCAAGGAGTTGGGCAGACTCGCGGCAGAAGTGGATTCGCTCAAGGATAAGAAGACAGAGTCGAGTCATATTCAGCAGGAGGAGGTCGACAAGATCTCCCAGGAAGCGACTAGATTCCTAGAGCGCAGACAGACCGAACGTCGTGGTCATATTCAGCTTCCAAAGACTCTTACAGAGGGAACAGAACAGAGTGCAGAGTAGGAACAGAGTGAGCGTCCGTGAACAGAACAGATTTATATTTCTGCAGACATGGACAGACTTGGTGCGAGTGCGAGCCGGTTTGTCGTGGAGTCGTGGGACCCAGTGGAGGGTCTTAGTTCCCCCCTATATTCACATAGGAAATTACGAATCCACGAGCCCCGGCAGGGTTCTGTGTATGAAAGGAGTCATAAATGCTTCTCCAGTGCGAAAAGTGCCTCAAACGCTACGATGACGAACATTGCTGGACCATCTGCCCTCACAATCCCATCTATAGACCGCACGACGCTGTTCTGTGCAGACAGCACGACTTCTTCAGACCGTGTCAAATCTGCCTAGACCCATCAATTGGCGAAGTGCCTTCCAAGTGGTACAACTTGCACACTGGAGAGTTGAGCTCCAGAAACATCATAATCCATCTCACAGCGCAACTATCTGTCCCGTCCGAAATCAGTTACTCGTTTGAAAAACAGGAATGGAAGGAGCATCTATGAACGACGAAATCGACAAATTGGGACCTGACATAGACCCGCGAGAACTCCTCACTGGCAAAAAGAAGCGCATCCCAGAGCGTGTTTTTATTCCGGGGAGAAAACATCTAGAAGGTTGGAAACTTGTTGAAGTCGAGCTAATCTACAGAGAGTCCGGCGGCAACGAGAATCCAGAATATTTGCCACGACCTATCGAACGTGGAATGATCGCACAAGAAACTCCCAACGCCTACCGAATCTACCAGAAGCGACTCATGGACAGCATTCTAGCTGGGATACCACCCGACAAACCAGAGCCAGCCTCCATCAATCTAGAAGCCACAGAACAGCTCATAGTCGCAGTACTTGATGGGCTCGATGACGAATGGTTTTCCCGCAAATAGCGTTTCATATAAGTAAGGAGACAGAATTTGAAAACTAGTAAAATAAGAGAATGGCACGTCTGCGTTGAGATGGGAATCCATAGCAGTTTCGAACGCTGCGACAAGTGCGTCGATGTGATAGAAATCGTAGGTCCTATCCAAACTGGAGGGCTGATGAGCGGGAACATTTACAGAACCAAAGACACGGACCCACCGACATACTACAGACTGGTGCCATCATGAGCCACACTCTCGACCCGAAGAGGCTCCAGGAAGTGTTCGACGCCATCGACGAAGTAATTGAAGACAACGAGAACTTCACTGAGTGGGAGCGCGAGCAGTTCTACCCATCCGTGAAATCTCAGTACCAGAGAAAAGGAAAACTCTCAGACGACCAGATGGAGCATCTGGAACGGATTTATCTAAAAGTGTAGCATGGAGTTAAATCTTACTAGTAGAGTTGTGCTTGTGTGCGACAACTTTCACGGAAAGGAATCGGTTCCGCTGAGGTCTCAAAACAGGTAGTCTCATCGCTGGAGGCGTGTGGTGTAAAAAGTCCGCGTCTCCAGCATAACTTTGGAGATAGCTTGAAGCCAATTGGCAACAAAGAAATCCTGGTCATGCTGCTGTATTTTCTGGTGTTCTGTGCCATCTGTTTTTACATAACCTACAAAATTTCAGACTTGAGGCATTGATGAGAAAAACTCTCGGAGACTTGTCTAACCTGTCCCACGTCGCCGTTCAGTCTCATTTCCGTACAGCGTCTGCGGCTTACAACAGTCTGGGCGCGTACAGTCCATCAAATATCGCCGCGTGGCTGACGCATGTCGGCGCCTACTGGCTGAAGCCCAGACACAAGTTCCTGTCCTACGCTCCGCCAGAAACCGGCGTCTACACGATGCCCGACTACACGAAGATAGGCATGGCGGCAGATTGGGGAACGGGAACAAACGAAGCTGAGAAAGTAGCGCTCCAAATCAAAGCTGCCAATCCAGACTACACTATCCACTTAGGCGACATCTACTACACAGGAAGCGAACAGGAAGTCGACGAAAACTTTCTTGGTTTCAAAGTCAGCGACTACGAACCGGTCGCGTGGCCCAGAGGCTCTAAGGGAACTTTCGCTCTGTGCGGCAATCACGAGATGTATACGAATGGGAATTCCTACTACGATGTCCTGCTGCCAGAGTTGGACCAGAAAGCAAGCTACTTCTGTATTCAGAATAGCCATTGGAGAATCATAGGTATTGACACAGCATATAATTCCACCGGACTGGACCTCGGCCCATTCAAGCCAAGCTGTAAGATACCTGACGAGAACATGAAATGGCTGGCGAATCTGAAGTTGGAAGACGACCAGCGCGAAATCGTTGTACTCAGCCACTATCAGCCGTGGTCCTCATTCGAGAAATGGTACAGCGAACCAGCGAAGCAATTGTCTAGTTTTATCAAGAAGCCGTTCCTGTGGTTCTGGGGTCACGAGCACCGGATGGGAATCTATAATAGATACACCTACAACGGCGTCACTGCCTATGGTCGCTTGATAGGCAATGGAGGGATGCCCGTTCCTCTGAAGCTGCCTGACAACTCAAAATGCTTCTGCTCTTTCACAGACGCTCGCGAGTATCCAAACAGCGAAGGGCTCAAGATAGGCTACAACGGCTGTGTCATGTTGAATTTCAGTGGAGATAGTTTGCACGTGGGTTATCTAGACTTGAACGGGTTTTTAGTTCGAGAAGAAATCTGGACAACAGATAAACTAATCTAAGGAGAACAAATGCCAACACAAGTCATCCAGTATCAGGACGCGACTGTGACAGTCCACGCTTCGGTATTCGGCGGGTCAGTCACGGTCGATGTAGTCTGTCGAAATTTCTCCAAGTTGGGTATGACAGAGCAGCAATTCGCAGAACTGATTTATCCAGCTATAGATGCAGCCGCAAAAGGAGTCGCTATGAAAAGTAACTCTAGGTACACGGGAGGAACTCAAGCATGAAACTACAGCCAATCACAAGCGCGGTCATGGGAAGCAATATCCCATTTCCTTACGCCTTGAAATGCAGCGTCTGCGGAGTACAGGCCACACCGACTAACGATGTGAATTTGTACTCTGTGGGCGGAGATCAGGTTGCCTACTGTAACGTTCACGTTCCAGACGCTAACGGGTCCAGTGAAGTCACAAAGGCGACTCACAGTGTCGCTATCAAGACTGGGACAGGGGTCGGCAAGTTCTACGTCGTCAACAAAGAGACTGGAGCCAAAGTTTCCCATGGAAATTATCCAACGCTAGAAGCCGCCGAAAAGGGACTCACGTACTGGGAAACCACGGACCCCTCTCTAAAAGACAAGCTGGAAGTGAAATCGGAATAAGCGTGAGAACCTATCAGTACATCGGTGAGACAGGAATTCTTATCACTCAAATTATAAATGAGCCATCTGATTTTAGGAACGCTGGAACTACCACAAATGACGTGAACACGGCTGCGACCGAAGAGGGACGACATAAACAGTTAGAGGCTATGCACGACCGTTTCAAACATTTCCGGCTTTGTACGGATGGGATATGGCGTGACCCCAAACAATGTGTAGAAAGAAAATCTAAAAGGAGGAAAGTATGAGTGGAGAAACAGGGAGAGTTGGTGGTTTGAGAAATACGCCAACAAGAGCAGTCTCGACTGATCCAGCTGAACGTGTTGTCGGGCAAGTATTTCAGCAGGTGTCCAATTTGGACGCTGTAGCATCAGACACTTCTGAGATAATTACAGAGTTAGAAAGAAAACTTGGCCCGATTCTTCATGCTCTACCTCCAGAAGATGGGGCGGCGGGGGAAGAAGGATTAGCAAAATCGATTGTGCCTTTGGCTTCCAACCTAAGCAGCACCTATGCTCTGGCAGCGACAAACAGAATTCGGTTGCAGTCAATTCTCAAAAGGATCGATCTATAAAAAGGAGGAAACGAAATGGAAGCAGTAATGGACCGCAGAGAATGGTTTCTAAGTAGCGGGAAGAAAGCGCTCGTTACCGCTGCTATCGGTTCTGGCATCAGTGGTGTCGCTTTGCTAGAAGAGGGTTGCACTTCAGCGCAATGGCTGACAACTCTCGAAAACGACCTGCCGACTCTAATCCAGATAGCAGCCAATATCGCAGGCATCATAACGACTGCTCTGGGCGGAGGACTCCTCAGCGCCGCAGTAGGAGCAGAGATTTCAGCTATCGGTACCGATATCAGTGCTGGTCTGACGGCATTGCAAGCTATCATCAACACTTACAATGCTGCTTCAGCATCAACGAAGACGACTCTGCTTGGGAAAGTTATCGCTGGCGTGCAATCTATCGTCAGCAACATCCAAGCATTACTTGCTGCCGCTCACATCAACAATCCGGGACTGGCAGCGACAATCACAGGCTCTGCGACAGTGTTCTTGACTATCCTTTTGGCTATTCAGTCGCTGCTGCCTGCCGCTCCGCCTCCGGTGCCAGCGTCTGCTGAATTCCCGAGAGCGCGTGTCGCACTCGGTCAAAGCCAAAATGTGCGCGTCGCCAATCCCAAGAACGCAAATCTGCACGACGTGCTGGTAGCTGTCTACAATGAAATCGTAATGCAAAACGGTTACGGAAAATTCGTGGTCAGCTAAAGTAACTCTAAGTGTTGGAGGTTAGATGTCCGACACACTAGACGACTTGATAGAAGAATCAAACAGACTCCTGAGCCAAATCAGAGATGAAATCTCAGGGACTGCTCAAACTCTTCTAGCAATCAAGGAAGAACAAATAAAGCAAACTGCGCTGCTAACACAGATAGCAGCCGCACTCGCGCCCTCACCTATCGCAAGCATATCTGTGAAATTAGGAACAGCGGTGCCGCAATGAAAAAGAAATCAGTACAACCAAAAAGGAGAATCACAACCGTGGCAAACTTTCAATTGCAGGATAATTTCAAAGTACCATACTCAGTAATCGCTGTTGACAAGGACAACAATCCGGCAGTTCTCGCTCCCGGACAAACCGTGTCAGTGGTGTCAGATTCACCCACTTCTCTAAGTGTAGTACCGGACGCGACTCCAGTAGCCGGGAGCATCGCATCCGGATTCTTGGTAGGTGGGACAACGTTGAAGACGGGAGTCAATGTCACTTTCTCGCTTCTCAACGCGGACGGCAGTTCAGCAGGGACTCCAGTAGTAGACGCTATCGACGTGGTCGCCGGCGCTGCCGCATCCACATCGGTAACTCTCGGGACTCCAATCCCTCAGTAGGAAGTAAGTCTAAACAACAGTAGTTCACAGAGTTTCCCAAACTCACTAGAGGGGAGGCCTAAAAACCTCCCCTCACCCTTTCCTGCCCGAAGTAATTCCTAATATGCGGAGGTTTCAGTGACAACTACAATTTTTCCCGTTCAAAATTCTGGTCCAGATGATGACATCTATGGGCCGATATTTGACTCTGACACGGGTCGCGGGATGGGAGAGAGAATCCTCAGAGAATCCTCAAGAGGTCCAAACAAATCTGCTGAGCCCAAAGTCGGCGCGAAGAAATTCATCACAGAGGCGATGGGGAAATCTAGCAAGGGCAAAAAGAAAGTCAAGAAGGGTTCCAAGCCAGAAAATCTGCGAGCAGCGGAAGCGACAAAGAAAAGCAAACTCGGCATCTTCGGAGAGAAATATACTCAGCCTAAGGGAAATGCTGGTAAGGGTGTGAGAGTCGCTGGAAAGTAGAATGCTGAAACGCCTCCGAGAATCCACGTTCAGCACTTTCAGGGAAGCAGGGCAGTTCAAGCTTCCCAATAATCACAAACCGGTCTTACCTGTCCCTCGCGGTGGTTCAATGTGCCTCAACTGTGAATACTTGAATCCGGACAAGAAAACATGCCGGGAGCCAAACTTTATCCTATACAACGGTGGACCAAAACTGCCTTATCCAGCGGATAGTATGTGCTCCGATTGGTGGAGTGCCAAGAAAGGAAACAATGCTTAGTCACGCTGCAATGAAGCTAGGCAAACTAGCTCCCAGAGTAGACCATAGAACGCTGAGGATGGCGCGATACATAGCGTTCGAAGCGCTCCCTCCTCCGCCAGTCACTGTGGACTACACGAAGGGCATCACAAGTTTCGGGATGATGCTCAACGACACTCTCGGCATCTGCACAGAAGCAGCCAAGGGTCACGCGGTCCAAATCTGGACCGCGAATCTAGGTACAGAAATCACTGTTCCCGACGCGGTCGTGTTAGATGCCTACGAAAAGGAATGCGGCTACAACCCGGCAGATTCCTCCACTGACCAAGGAGGCGACGAGATAACCGTTCTCAACAGCTGGAGGAACAACGGATTCGGCGGTCACGAATTGCTAGGCTATGCAGACCCGAATCCAAATGATATTCTCCATGTCAAGCAATCTATCTACCTGTTCGGCGGGGTATACATCGGTCTAGCTCTGCCTCTCACGGCGCAGACGCAGGACATCTGGGATGTAGAACTCGACAATAGAAGCTGGTTCGCCAAGATGTTGAAGAAGTCGGACCCGACGGAGCCTAATTCGTGGGGCGGTCACGCGGTATTCTGTCCGGCTTACAATAACATCGGGCCGATTTGCATCACGTGGGGACAGTTGAAACAGATGACGTGGGCATTCTGGCTGAAATACTGTGACGAATCGCACACGTTGTTCTCGAAGGATTGGATTGGTGCTAAGAACCCGGTCGGTTTCGCACAGCCGATCTTTCAGCAAGACTTGTTGGATATCGCAGCATGAGAGTACTCAATGATAGGAATCAATGGGTCGGCGATGGTCAGATTGTTGATAGGGACTGTGAGTGCGTTCACCATCGCAGGCTCGGCCCTCCGCCGTTCTATCCATATCGCTCACAAGAGGAAGCTGACAAAGCACGAGACAAGTTTATAGATTCATTGGTTAGACAATTCAAAATCAGAGGAGAGACAAAGATGCATTATCGAAACGGACGCGAAGCAAAGAACGGCGATAAAATTGTGAAGCTAGAAGGCGGGAAGGTCACGGCTTTTGGTGTCTTGCACAGTGCGACTCCGGGAAATGACTACTGTAACGGCTACATTGCGATAATTCAACAAACCAACGATTACGCTTGTATGGTTGATTGTCTTCATATCGACGACGTAGCGGAAATACTTACAGAGAAGGGTCTTAGTGAGCGCCCTAAGGGGAAATAACTGCGTGAAAAGATTCCTGTCATTCTTGCTACTGGCTCTAGCACCTCTAGCTAAGTCGCAGTCTATAACTCAGCAGCCGACCAGCCAAACTGTCCAGGTCGGCCAGACTGCCACGTTCACTGTCACTGTCAGTGGCGGTCCGTGTCGTAGCTACTGGCTGGTCAATGGTAAGGGAGTCTATGGCGCTATCGCTTCGACGATTAGTTTCCAGATTCCCAATGTCACAGTGTCTCAGAATGGTACGACTGTACAGGCAGAGATGTACGGATGCGCTGGCGGTTCAGCTGTCCCAATTTCCAACGTCGTGACTCTCACTGTCGGCGGCGCTCCACCACCTCCATCAATATCTGTTAGTCCGTCTACAGCGTCCATACAAGCATCTCCGACGATAGCTCTGACGTCTACGGTTACAAATGGAACTAGCGGCGTCAACTGGTCTGCAAGCTGTGGGACTGTAGACGCTAACGGGAACTACACCCCACCATCAATTGTTCCATCTGGCGGAATCTGCACAGTGACCGCAGCGTTGCAGAGCAATCCGTCAACGACCGCTTCCGCAGCTATCACAGTGACTCCGTTACCCGTTATCACACTGAACGGGACTAGTGTCCTTCCACCTGGAGCGATTGGAATTCCATATTCCCAAAATTTGCTGACAGTTTTGGGTGTCGCTGGCGGAACGCCTCCATACACTTTCGCCGTGACTAGCGGCACAATCCAGCCTGGATTGACGCTATCTCCTTCCGGACTTCTTAGTGGGACACCGACCGGTTCAGGTTCTGCGGCTTTCTCTATAACGATTACAGATTCGTCAGGGGTCAATTTGAGAATAGTGAAAGCAAAGAGGAATTAATGAAAAAATATCTAGGTCTGTTTCTCGCGTTGTCATTGTTCGCCATTCCCACTTTGGCACAAGATACAGTTTCGAAATCTCTTACGCTTAATGTGACCGCCGGGACCGTCGTGATTTCTACAGCGACCGTTCCCAACGGAATGATTGGTCTAGCGTACACGGCGTCAATAGCCGCGTCTGGTGGATTATCGCCATACTCATTCAGCATTTCGGCAGGAGCACTCCCGGCGGGAATTTCGCTCAATAGCACCACTGGCGTTTTTTCCGGCACTCCAACTGCTACCGGAGCATTTTCTTTCACTGTCCAAGCGACCGATAGTGAGACTCCGGCTGTATCCATCACGCAAGCGTACACGATGAACGTCTACGCTGCTCTAGCTATCACAACGAACAGTCTCCCCGGCGCGACAATAGGAACCGCCTACTCGACCACTCTGGTAGCGACCGGCGGTCTTGCTCCTTACAAATGGGCTGTGACTTCAGGCGCTCTGCCAACCGGGATAACTCTCAGCGTGTCGGGTGTCTTGTCTGGTACTCCGACAGCATCTGGGTCATTCACATTCTCCGTAACCGTCACTGATGCGGCGTCCAACGTGGCCGTTATCAAAGTCAAGATGAAGGGAAAGAACTAACTTGTACGTAGACGATCGTGGCCGGACGATACTCCAGGGACCCAAGGAGATTCACGATTTCAAGGTGAAGATGATTCGCCTTCGTGAAAATCGTAAGCTCCACGGTAAGACCACGTTCCAGAATATCCCAATCAGCATAGAGAATCGCAAGGGGAGTGTCCGTAAGGGAGTCGATGACGACGGCGAAGAGTGGCGCACCAAGATGCGTCTGCCATACGGATACATCCCCGGCACAGAAGGAGTAGATGGTGACGCACTTGATGTATTTGTGGGACCAAACGAAGATGCTGCTTTCGCCTACGTCGTTCATTGCAACACGCCAGACGGAGCAGAATTTGATGAGGACAAGGTCATGTTGGGTTTTGCCTCATCCGATGCTGCTAAACGGTGCTTCAAACAACATTATGATGACGACAAATTCTTCGGTGGGATTGACGCTATTCCAATGTGGAAATTCAGGGAGCGTGCTTTTGTAAAGAAGCACACGACGAAGAAACTAGTGGCGTCACGAGCAGGCGCATCACTTCAGCTTCCAGAAGATGTTTTCGAGAAACCAGAGTACGAATCGTATCTCGCTACCACTGGACAAATGGCCGGTCGTGGCACAGACCAGGACATGACCAAGTCGATTCTGGGTCACCACCAAGACATAATGGAAAATCCAGAAGTGCGAGAGCATGGCGTCAAGGGTCAAAAGTGGGGAGTAAGAAATCCTAGAGACGCCGGTTCAGCCAAAACCAATCAGCAAAAGTCTATGCAGCAGAATCTGCAAAACGACCCGCGCACAATGAACATGATGCAGGTCGTCAGCCGCACTCAGCCTCAATTGAATATGATTGCTCAGGCACAGAAAGATAGAGCAGCGAAGCAAGCCGCTCAGCAGATGCAGCAAAATCAACCAACTACTCCACGGACTCCTGAGCAACAAAAGGAAGAGTTGAAGGGTGGTCATGAGGAAGCGCTGGAGCATCTAAAGGAACTTGGCTGGAAAGTTTTAGAAGTTGGCTCTCGATTGACTGGTACAGAAGGAGCAGTCCAAGCTATCCATTCTATTGTACAATCGCCAGCCGGTCATAGGATGGCTGTGAGCAGCAATAGCAATGGAAGTCATAAACTCTCTGCTCTAAAGCCTAAAGAGATGAAAACGTCTAGGACCTTCGAGTCCAGAGTGGGCAACTTCCTCAGAGAAGCGAAGAAAACATATTTCGCTCGTCCAATGTCTCACTACAATACAGACGCTGAAGAGGCGAACATAGACCGCATCCAAGAAGCATTCCCGAATGAAGGCGTGAGCGTTCCAACGACAAAGAAGCACGCAGAGCTAGGCATGGGATATTTCCATGAGAAGATAGATAAATCTAAACGCCTCGTGCTCAAGCCAGCGAAAGGGAAGCGTCTCACAGCCGGGGTGTTCAGTGAAACAGTTCATGCTCTGAAAAGGAAAATACCTGTCTACGCTCTCAGCAAAGGGAAACTCAGGAGAGTGAAGCAAGTGGAAGCACTTAGACACGCAAACAAATCCGGCCTATTCGGGCGAGTTATCTTTAAGAAGAAAAGGAGTGCATAATGGCAACTGCCACATTGAAAAAGAGCGACGGAGTTACCGTAGTTTCTTCTACATTGAATCCTGTTACGACCAGAGCGATGGTCAAATCTGGCATCGCTGTCCAAGTGTCTGGCAATGATTTCACAAATTGCAAACTAGTGAATGCTGCTGCGGACACCGTTGTTACAAACGCATCATCAGGCACCCCACTTCTACACGGGACTGGATCTGATGATGTCAGGTTCGTACCTTTACAGTATCCAGAGAAGCTGTGATTAAAGTAATTCTTACTGTAATGAGAGAGGAACGAAATGTACGTTAGCGTCAAGAAAATAATTACCGATGGCAAGCTGGGAAGGTGGCTCAAACTGTCCGACGAAGAAGTCCAGTATGTCGTAGAATCCATTCCTGGTGAAAACATGGTCCGCAACGCCTCACTCAGCAATTTCGGATATGCTGGAATCACCGGCAACAATCTGCGTCATTACCTGGACCGTGGATACATCGTTGTCCTAGACGGCACGGCCATGGAAGCCGAGAAGCATCCGCTAGACAAAGAGAAAGAAATTGCTCCAGGTCCAGCTTTGGCTCAAGGACTTGGAGAGGAGAACGTTTCTGTGAAGAGTGAGCCTGGAGTTTTCGTAGCTGCTGTTTAGTCTGTAATTTCATTTAAGGAGAAATAAATGGCAAGGAGATTTGCGGAACCTGGATCTATCGCTGCTGTATCCAGCTCTTTCAAGACACCTCTGCTTCTAACCGGTTCTACCACTGTGAGGGCGAAGATTTTCCATTTCGTCGTATCAACGACCGGCGCAGCGGCTGACGGTGTTTTGGAATGGATTCTCCAGCGCTCTACCGTGATTGGAACCACGACTGCTGTCACCCCGCGTAACTTGGATGCTACCGACCCGTCCTCTGCCGCGGCGACCGCCGGTTCCAACGCGACCACTGAACCGACTTACACCGCCAACTCGTCTCTGTTTGACGAAGGCATCAACCAGCGTGCGACATATACATGGAACGCATGGACAGAAGGTGCTCAACTCGTTGTCGCTACCGTCGCCGGCAACGGCATCGGCATCTCTGTTCTGTCGTCCGTGGCTCCGGCGTACACTGGCGTAGCGAACGCACATATTCACCACGAGGAGTAATCATGGAGGTTTCCTATAGTAAGAAGAGCGAAGGGGTCGCTTTGCTCTGCGACCCCTTTGGCGGATTAGTCGAAGTCAAGACCGTCACCTGTGGACACTGTCAGCGTATCGTACACGTTTCACCGTTTGGTGACGCTACCAGCGATGTAGAATTGCCGAAGGGCACAGAACACACACTGGTCAGCAAGGTGAAACGAGAACCTCCAGCGGTCTGCCACAAGTGCTGGACTCTAGTGTGTCCAGAGTGTCACAAAGACGGGAGATGTACTCCATACGTGGCAGCATTGGAGAGAATGGAAGCGAAGCAAAGTTTTCTAAGGTCGGTAGGATTGGGGTGATGCTTGTCTCTGTATATGACCGTGGAACAGGCGAAGTCGTCAGTTCGCCAATTGGAAAAAATCTGCTCTATACGTCCTACCGTTGAAAATCTCAACAATCTAGTAATCTGCTATTTCACTCTGAACGATCTGCAAGCCGCTCTGCCTCTAGCTCAACTCGCATTCAGCAAAGACCCTAACGACCCGAACACGTCTATGAACCTAGGATTCATTCTAAAGGATTTAGGAGAGCATGGCAAAGCACACGATTGCTTCAAGGTAGCTTATCAGGTCGCAGATGAAAAAGAATATGTGCGACTAGCCTACTCTGAATCTTTATTGAGAAGTGGCAGATGGGGAGGCAGACACGATACGTGGCCTATCTACGATTCTGCCCGTGCTTCTAAAGAGCAATCAGCGTTAACTGTCGGTTTGTCCATGAACGTCAAACCGTGGAACGGGAGACAACTCGTAGACGAATTGCTGGTTATTGACGAAGGCGGCATTGGTGACAGAATCACATTTTGCCGATGGTTGCCGGAACTCACCAAGAAGGGAATCTCTTGGAAATATTTCGCGTTCCCAGAGCTGAGAGGATTCTTTGAGAGAGCCTCATGGTGTGGGCCAGATAGATTGATAGGAGTTGGCAGTCAAGCGACACAATCTCACTGGACTACCGTAGTCTCCCTACCAGCGAATTTCAATGCGACTCCTGCCGACGTGCCGGAACTACCAGAGAAATTCACAGTTCTGCCAAAGCTGAAAGCGAAATATTCCCTAGCCAGAACCAAGCTTCCAGTAGTTGGTTTATGCTGGCGGGGAGACGAATCTAAGCACGGTGGACGCAGGGTCCATTCTCTAACAGAAGGACAGGCGATGCGTCTAGTGTGCAAGACGGACCACCTAGTTCATTGGGTGAATCTGCAACACGACCATGTGATGCCCAAGCCAGTAGAGAACGTGAAATTCAATAGTTGGGAAGAGTTGGCCGCTTTGATTTCCAACCTAGACGCCGTGGTTTCAGTAGAGACAGGACCGATGTGTCTAGCAGACGCGCTTGGAAAGCCGCTCACTGTTCTATTGTCTAGCAATTCAGACTGGAGATTCCTAGAGTCAGGACAGTCTCCGTTCTATCCAAACGCTAAACTGGTACGCAATGGTCCAGGCGGTGGATTAGAAAACGCTGTAGATTTGGCTATCGAACAGCTAGAAGCACAGTACCGAAAGCCGATGCTCCATGTCGTAGGAGGCTAGATGGGATTTGCTTCCCAAAGACATGGCCCTCCGACCTCTAGTCATAGTCCAGTCGCTATTGCTAGAAATTATCCAATTGTCATAACTGTGATCGGGAGTCTCCCAGGAGCCACAGTAGGAACTCCATACAGTGCTTCTCTGAATTCTGTGCTGTCGGTTTCTGGAGGACCTGGACCATTCATGTGGTCTGTAATTTCTGGTGCTCTACCTACGGGGTTGGGCATGGACACTTCTGGAAATATCACTGGGACACCGTCAGCGACAGGCACGTTTAATTTCACAGTTCAAGTGATAGATATACTTGGGAATGTGGGAACAATCAGTGTAGGAGTCGTGCTATGAAAAAATGGTTGTCTGCTTTGATTGTATTTCTGTTTTCACTTATTCCTGTATACGGACAGGGTTCAGCTACGGCGAATCTTTCTATAACTGTGACGAGTTCTGGACCACCTTGGACTGGAATTCTCGCTTCTACTCGCGCTATCGATTGGTCTAAAGCTGGAGCAGTTATAGATCCTACTGGAACTCGAACGCAATGTGGTTCTACAATCTCTGCATATTCTGGAACAGCCACAGCGATAAACAGCGCGATAGCTTCTTGTGCAGCGAACCATTTCGTGTTACTTGGATCGGGATCATTTTCTATCACTACGATGATTGACTTTGCTAATAAGAGCAACGTGACCTTAAGAGGTAGTGGGGCGAATTCGACTTTCGTAACGTTCACTTCCGCTGTGGGCGCAAACGGCTGCGCCGGATTTGGTGGAGCTAATATCTGTCTCCAATCCGTAAATAATGGTGATGGTGGTGATCAGACTTATAACAATCTAGCTAGTTGGACAGGAGGTTACGCTGTAGGGACTACGAGTATCACCATCAATACATTCACTAAAGGAAGTATCGCAGGATTGCAAGTCGGTAGTCTTATATTTTTAGATCAGTTGGACAATACGACAATTCCAGCAGCCGGGGTTTTTGTTTGTCAGGCTTCCAATTGTAGCGGTGGTGGTTCTGGCAACGGACGTAACTGGCGTCCTTCGACGCAAGAAGAGCCACAGATAATCACTTCTATCTCTGGTTCTGGACCATGGACAATAGGAATTTCTCCTGGAATAAGGATGCCAAATATTTCCGGCGCTCGTACTCCGCAGATGTGGAGCAATAGTGGCCTACCTATTCAGAATGATGGTATAGAGAGCATGTCACTAGATGCTAGAAGCAATTCAGCCTTCTCGAATATTTTCTGCATCGATTGCTATAACGTGTGGGTGAAGAATATTCGTTTTATTGGGCAAGGGCTGAATGGTTCTGGGACATATCAGTTCTATGGCTACCAGTCGAAGAACATTACGATAAGAGATAGCTATGGTTTTGGGTCTGCTTCGACTTCTAATAACTATGTCTATTCTTGTTGGGCAGGAGCAGACGTTCTTTTCGAGAACAACATCACGCAACACATGGCGTTCTCTTACATGCAAGAGGGCTGTATTGGTGGAGTCCAGGACTACAATTTTGATATAGACAACTATTACACAGGAACTCCAGCTGGAAGTGACACTGGATTTCAACAGAGCGGTCCAGGTTATCATCACGGTAGCGGGGACGCTTACAATTTATTTGAGGGCAATGAAGGTTTCGGTGCTATCGGTGATGACGTCCATGGCACATCTAATTTCTTCACGGTTTTCAGAAATTACTATAGCGGACGAGACATTAATGGCGGGAGCAGCGGCGGAAAGAACCAAAACACGAATCCGATTCTTCTTTACACCTATAATCGTTTTTGGAACATAGTTGGTAATGTGTTGGGAACGTCCGGCTACCACACAACGTATCAGTGCGCCTATCCGAGTCCGTCCAGCTGCAACAATGACGTGCAGATTTATTCTCTAGGATACGCTGGAGATGCGCCTGCTAGTGAGGCTTACACAACGACAAGTCTTTTACGTTGGGGAAACTATGATGTGGTGAGTAGTCCAGGTGTTCGTTTTGTCAATGCTGAAATTCCGACAGTGCTGACTGATGGTTTTGCTAATACTGTTCCCTCTAGTCAGACGCTACCATCATCATTTTTCTTAACTGTGAAACCGGCTTGGTGGGGAGTGACTGGACAACCAACTATCCCGTGGCCTGCGGATGGTCCGGATATTTCTAGTGGGAACATTTCAGGAGTCGGGGGTCACGCCAATCACATTCCCGCTGCTGTATGCTACCTGAGTGTTATGGGTGGGCCAACGAACGGCGCGGCAACGCTGCTGAGTTTTGACTCTTCGAATTGTTATCCAGCGCATTAAGGAGGATAAGACATGGCAACTCCAACATGGGCACAGAATCATGTCCACACAGGGTCAAACGCTGGAAATGAGACTGGTAACTCTAAATATAGGAGTGTCACTATGAAAAGAAAGCTGTTTGCTCTGCTGATGTGTCTTTCGATGCTGGCTTCGCCACTAGAAGCGCAGAATGTCTTTGTAGCGAATTCTGGCATCAATCTTCAGACTGGTTCCAACTATCCAATAACCTGTGCTGACAGTTTGAAATTGGTCCAATTGAGCAACGCTTCTGCTCAGACGCCGACAATGCCAAATGCGTCCACGTGTGGAGCAGGGGTCGTTTGGAACATTACAAATATCAGTACGGGCCTTCAAACGATAACCCCAACGACTTCTAACATAAGTTATTTTAATGGTTCAAGTTATGTGAGTGCGGCTGCTAGTATGCCTCTCCCTGGAGGTCAGGGAGCCACGATTTATACAGACGGAACCAATTATTTCGCGTTCCAACATGGTGTTGTTAGAACACTCGGATGGGCATTCGGAGACGTAGCAACCGGCTCAGCTTTGACGACGAGTGAAGTCGGTTATATTACAGTTCCATTTCCGTGTACTATTATTGGCTATCACATCATGGCAGACTCTGGTACCGTGACCATCAAGACAGCTAGAATTAACAGTGGAACTGCGCTTCCGACAGTTGGCTCAAATTCGATTTCTACGAGCGGAGTTTCGTTGGCATCTGGTACGAAAGTGGATTCGACGACGGTAACAGACTTCACATCGACGACGCTTTCTGCGAACGACACACTTGGATTTTTTATAACGACGATTTCCGGTCCTAAGCAAATCACGTTCCAACTGGATTGTGCCCAATGAAACGGTGGATTGTATTATTTCTGTTAGTTGGCCTGCTATATGCTCCTCACGCTTGGGCACAGACGCCGACCGTCGTGCAGTACCTTTCCAGCGGTCGAGACAACACTCAAGTTACAGGGGCAAACGCGAAGACTTGGTTTCCAAACAAAACATTGTCGGGAAACTGCCTAGCAATCAGCATGGAGCATGACTCCGGTATGACGGTCAGCGCCATGCAGACCGACAAAGGTGACACGCTTACCCTTGGGCCTACCGTTACAAACAACGCTCAAACTCTTGCCACTTACCGTGGAATAGCTACCGCTGGCTCACAGGTTATTACGGCCACTACCTCTGGTGGCTCGGGAACGGTTTCCTTTCGCGGTGTGGAGCTTTATAACTCTGATTGTACGTCAGATGTTTCTAACACTTCTGCGACTCGTAGCGTTACGTTAACAACTACCGTTTCGGGAGATTATCTTTATCATGCCGCCGTTGATGTTACTACCTTAACTCCTACAATCACCAGCATGGCAACCAGTAGCGGAGGAACGGTCCTCAGCGCGAACAGATCGGGAACATTCGCTCAGTATAAAGTAACTGGTTCCTCTGGCTCGCAGACAACCTCCTTTACGACCTCGGATTCGGACACTTGGGAATCAACGGCCATCGCATTGAAACCGGCATCAACAGGTACGGCTCCTTCCTCGACGGGAATCCGTGTCATTGGCTTACAGGGCGAGGCGTTCGGCACCACCACGCACACGATGCAGGTTCCGTGCGCGGGCAATCTTTTAGTCGGTGTATGGAGCAGCGCCGCCGTAACCCTAAGCGCCTTAAGCTCTAGCCCCTCGAATACGTGGTCTACCGGGCAGAGCGTTACCAACGCGGGCGGACCCGATATAGGTCAGATTTTTTATTCCTCGAACGCGACTTGCAGTAATACCTTGACCCTCAGCCCTACCTATAGTGGAACGGATACGCTGGGGTTTAATTTCTTGGTCATGGTAGACGTAACCGGAGCGGCTACTTCCGCGCATGACGTGGATTCGACCACAACCGGGACGCAAAATACTGTCGGTAGCTTGGTGACGCAATCCATCACTCCAACTACGTCGAATGGATTAGTGTTCAACGCGGCGATTTGGTTTTCTTGTACGGTCACGGGGGCATCTCCCGGGATATATGCAGGTGCAGCTACGAACAGCGGGAACAACAACGCTTGTCCAGCTGGAAGTGGGGCTTCTACGTTGAATGAGGACGATGGAAGGGCGCTTTATTATAATCCAAATACCAGCGCGGTATCGTTCACCTATACGAATACAAGCAATGGCACAACCGGAGTGGGTGTATACGCTTCTGTTAGTTCTGCGTTCAAGGCGGCTTTGGCTTCTGCTACTGGGAAAGGGATAATTTTCTAATGAAACGTATCTTCTTATCGTTACTGCTCCTATAGGATTGGTACTAATTCTAGTGCCACATACTAAGATATTGCAGATAAACGTCACACTGTGAGGTATTGATATGTCAGTCGTATCTTCATTTTTACTGAAAGATTCTAGTGGACAGCTTTGGAAAGTTACCGTGAATGATTTAGGTGCTTTGCGAACACAATCAGTACCGTCTGGTTCCGGTGTCCCGATAACTTTGATTCTAGATGACCCGTTGGTTTCCACCTCTTGGCAGGTAGGAGTCTCTACTTTAGGTGCTTTAACTACGACTTCCGTGACTTTCAATGCCGGTGATCCTACAGCTTTCAACATGTCCAGTACTACTGGATTGACTGCTTGGAGTGTTGGCGTGACCTCTAATGGTGACCTGACTACGAGTCCATTCACCATAACAGGAGTCTTCCACAGAGTGACTGAAGGTTCTGAAGGCATGACTAATTTTTGGAATCTGGGGTAAGAAGTGGCGATAGCATTCAACGCCAATGGAGGAGTAGCCCAGAGTAGTGCTGTTACCTCTTCTGGAACGACTGCGGCTTTCAACACGAAAGCTGGGGACATCGTGGTCGTTCAAGTGATGATTATAACAGTCGGTTCTATAGTTTCAACTGTCACGGACTTAGCTGGGAATAAATATTTCAATATCCCTACTGCGACTATAAACGATGGTTCAGTTGTCAGGCTGGAGACTTGGGTTTCCTTTGCCAAGACAGCAAATGCTTCTAATACGGTGACTATTAATCTTTCAGGAAATTCTATATTCGTAGCTGAAGCTTCTAGTTTCACAGGAGCTTCTGGTGTCGGAAACGCTGCCAGCTCTACTCAAAGTTCCGCAAATCCAACGCAATCTCTAACAACGAAAAATCCTAGCAGCTATATCGTTGCTGGATTTGCAGGTTCTGGCACTGGAACCTTCACTATTAGTACAGGAACTGATGCTGGGCACGTAGACGCTACAACTCTGATAGGTGGAGCTCAAGGGTATAATACTGCAACTGCTCCTGGAAGTTTAACCGTTGCTTACACGAACACTGATACCGCATGGGCGATGGGTGTCATAGAACTTGTTGTTTCTATGCCTGCTAGTTGGATGACAACTGAAAGAATTGGAGTTGGTAGTGGCTATGATAGGACTGTAGTCGCGCCGTTTGCTACATCTTCATCAGACTTCGTGAAGCCTACCCTTCCTCAGCAATTAATTCCTACAGTGCCGATGTTAGGATGGAAAGTTTATCCAGAGGCAGCTAAGAACGCGCAACCGCAGATGCACGCTTCACCAGATTTGTGGATTAAACCGACACTACCACAACAGAACATAGTCACAGTTCCAATGATGACCGGTCCTAGACAGTATCCGCCGACAAGCACATTCAAAATTAGGGGCTACGCTAGAGTCTTTCCAGATATCGGTCCATCGAACCCACCTACGTCTGCTCCGATAACTCTTAGTAACTGGACTCCAACTATTGGAAGTATTTCAAGAATATCAGGGTACGCTAGATCGATATCTTCTGGTGGTCCAGCTGCTCCGCCGCCGATATTCACGACAGACAGCTGGAAGAGCACAGACGGACAAAATTCTCAACCACTCACGTATTCTGCACCTGTAGATGCTATCAAACCTGTTCTAATTCCTACTGCTCAGGCGGCTGTGACATATCTGCCAGGAAGAACATCTACGGATGGGCAAGTTTCTGTAACTCTAAAATACGCTACTACGGACTTTGTAAGTCAAGCTAATCCAACGCTTGTTCTAACATCGCTAGGGTTCATTCCATACGACGCAATCCTAGCTCAACCTCAGAAATATGCTCTTGTAGACTACTCGTCGTCACCCGCCAAGTTCAATCTACCGGCTGCTTTCGTATCACAGTGGTATGGCATAGATGGACAGAAATCTATAGTTCTAAACTACACTAAATCAGACTATGTGAACCAAGTTAGGCCGACTCTTGCTACTCTTCCGACTCTGCTTTCTGGTCTGGCTGAAATACCGTGGTCAGAGTTCGTTAAGTTCGCACAGGGAGACACATTCTCTGCTCCTGCCAAGTTTGGTGTCATAGCTCCAACAACGCCTACGATAGATAGCTGGACTTCGACCATAGGTCAGAACGCCGTCATTTTGAGATACGCTCTAACAGATTTCATAAATCAGGTGAAACCTACTCTCGCTACGCTGCCAGTCTTGTCTGGACTTGCAGAGATTCCATGGTCTGAATTTAACAAGTTCCAGCCTGGAGACAATCTCAGTGCTCCTGCTAAATTCGGTCTCATAGCTCCAGCGACCACATTCGTGTCTGAGTGGACTCCAACGTCTGGACAGAACGCTGTAGTATTGAAATACGCTCAACCTGATTTCGTGAATCAACTTTTGCCGACTCATGTATTGACTTCTCTGGGATTCTTATTGTACGACGCTATAAAGTCGCAGCCTCAGAGTTATGCGCTTGTGGATTGGTCAGCGCCTGCGAAGTTTGGTTTGACGACTCCTATAGTTGTGACTATCTCTGGTTGGAGCCCAACGATAGGCGCTGTCCAAAATCTAAGAGGGTATGCGCGTTCCAGGTCAGATATAAATCCAGCAGTCGTCTCTCCTACGAGCGCTGTATCACCGATTTCATGGCGTGGAGAAGATGTTTATTTTCCTAAATTCGATTGGTACTCAATGGGCGACACGAGTACTGGTCCAGCAGATGCTGTAGCAATCAATGAAGCACTTTCTCAAGAGACATTAGGGGTCAATTCTCAGCCACAGAGATACGCTGCTCCTGTTTGGACTGCTCCAACAAGATTTGGGTTGATTCAGGCTGCTACTCCGACAGTAGATAGCTGGACTTCTACGACAGGTCAAAATGCGGTCGTATTGAGATATGCTGAAGCGGGGCTGGTTGTCCCAACTAGACTAGGCTTGATCGTAGTGGTTTCACCGACAATCGAGAGCTGGACTCCAACTACTGGTCAGAATGCTGTAGAGCTGAACTATCTGCAATGCGATTTCTCAAGCCAAGCTAATCCAACGCTTGTTCTAACATCGCTAGGGTTCATTCCATACGACGCAATCCTAGCTCAACCTCAGAAATATGCTCCTACAGACTGGAACGGTCAGATTAAAGCAGACTTGGGCACGCTGCCAGTTTTCTTGTATGACTTGACTGTGCCTAATGCTCAACCCCAGAGATATGCTGCTACAGATTGGACTGCTCCTGCTAAGTTTGGCATAACGATAGCAGCCACAACATTCCTACCTGGATGGCAGTCTACAGATGGCAAGAGTGCTGTAGTTTTGAAATATGCTGCATCAGACTTCGTAACTCAGAACAATCCTACACGGGTATTGCTGCCAATTTCGTTTGTCCCGTTACAAAACCAATTCTTCTCCTCGACATATTTTTCTGTCGCTGTGGAAGACGTCAGTGTGACCGTGGTATCGCCAATCATTCCCAACCCGGCGGACTGGTCATCGACAATCGGCCAGAGTGCTGTAGTTCTCACCTACTCCGGTCCTACAGAGCAAAATGATTTCGGCTTGACCAAGCTGCTCTCTCAGTTCACTATTTCTGGCTGGCAATCTACTGACGGCAAGCAAGCTGTCACTCTGAAATATGCTGTACCTAATTTCGTAAGTCAAGACAGACCGACTCTGGCATTGCTACCAACCAGCACGGCGTTCCTGGCGTTCGTGCCTCCAAACGCTTTGCCACAAAAATTCGCAACTACTGACTACGTCAACCAAATCAATCCTACACTGGCGACTCTAGCGAATGGACTTGCTACGGACTTCACAGTATGGAATAGGAGAGCCAATCCTCCAACGTTCACACTTGGAGATATATTCACATCACCAACGGAGTTCGCGCTGTCCACGCCTCCTGGCAGCATAATCATTAGAAACATCATATTCTACAATCCAGTGGCAGGAACTCTGCAATTCAACGAAGAGTTGATAGAGACTGTGATAGTGAATGGCATCGTCATGCGAATCGTGATTGTGAGGTAAAGTGATTGCGTTCGTAAGAGAGTCTAATTACAACTCTGGAAGTACACATACTCAGTTGGCATTAGACACTTTCAACAGGGCAAATGAGAATCCACTAGATTCTACGCGTTGGTCACCACTAGCGCCGAGTGGGTCATTTCCGAATTTGCAGATCGTAAGCGACACCTGTGAACCTACGGTCCTGTTAGCTGGGGAACCGCAAGGGGCTGAAAATTACACTGGGATTACTTGGCCTAACGATCAGTACGCAGAAGTTACAGTTCTGACAAAAACGACCAACATAAGTAACAGTGGCGAATTTGATTTAATTTTACGCTCAGACAGCACACAGGATAACTGCTATGATTTTGCATTCATAGACAGAGCGAATGGAACAGCTGATGTACTTATCTTGGTCATTGTTGGCGGAAATTCTACAGCTCTTTTTGAGAATTCTGCTTTGCCGTTCAGTATCGGTGACGTTTTCAGGGCGGAGGCTCTTGGATCTAAACTTAGTTTTTATCAGAACGGGGTGCTAATTGGTTCTGTGACTGATACGACATTTGCGAGCGGGATAGCTGGTCTGTACCTAGCAGGGACGACTTTGAATTCTGATATCCGCGTGTCTAATTTCAGTGGCGGTCTGGTTTCTGCAGCAGCAAACGCTATTTTCCCGCTCGGAAATAGTAATGGCAATCTCATAGTCATCGGGATATTTCAGAGTGGGACTTCTGTAGATCTAGTGACCGGGGTCACGGATACAGAAGTCAACAACTATTTCAGACTAGACGGGGCTGCCGAAGCAGACAGTTTTGGTACAGCTTTCTACGTTTTCTGGGCAGCCTACGTGACCAATGGGAGCAACGGTCTGGGACCGGCTAACGTGCTGACAATTCTTAGTGCTTCTCCTCCTGCTATTCCGTTTCAGTCAGTGGCAGCTGAATATTCCGGAGTAGTCCCATCTAACCCAGAAGACACGAGTAGTGGGTCAGGTGACAACGGGACCAATACGATAAACTACATACTTACTCTAGCATTGACACAAGAATTGATAATTTCTATGACCGGCTATCAAGGTTTCGGTCAGAACTGGTCTGCCCTTTCTGGAACTCCTAGAGCAGGCAGTCAGAATAGTCCCGGCGTAGGCGGGTTCTGTTTCTTTGATACCATAGCTAACCTGTCTGGCCCTAACACAGTCTCAGCGACAGACGATAACAGTGGCGGCCACGCTTTCCCCGCTGGATTTTCTATAGCTCTCATTCCATTCAACCCAAACATATCTGGGCCTAAGCTAAACTATGGAATGGCCGGGAGCAGGAGATTTGGAAATTTGATAGGCTGAAAAGTAATTTTGTTCAAAGGCGAAACTATGGCAGACCTAACAATCGGAGAAGTCGGCAACACTCTCCAGCTGAATCTGGTGAACATAGACCAGAGCCAAACTCCCCCTGCGGCCACGCCGCTCAATCTGTCAGGCGCTACACAGGTCCAACTCTCGTTTGTTATCTGTGACACCAAGAGCAAACCACTGCCTCCATCAAAACAAGTGAATATGACAATCACGAATCCTTCCGGCGGGATTGTCCAATACGTATTCGTGGCTGGCGACTTAGCCGCTCCGCCAAGCATGGGAAAAGACGGCGTGTTTCGATATTCCGTTCAAGTGACTTTCAATACTGGCCTGATTCTAATCTCAGCAGACGATGGGCTATTGACCATCAAGAACGACTCGACACTCTAATGCAAAGACGATTCGCAATAGCAGATGTACGTGGTGAACTCAACTTGCTGAAAAAGCTGATGGACAAGATAGCGCCAACTATTGACGACAGCATCGTATTCCTTGGCTCTTATCTTGGTCCGGGTTCGGATAGCAAAGGCGTTCTAGACTACCTGATAGCGTTCAGGAAGAAACTGCCCAACACGATATTTCTAATGGGGTGCTATGAGTGGGCATTCGGTCACTGCATCAGCGAGAATCCATCTCTGTACCACCAGAAAATCTGGGGCGACATGAACGGCGGAAGGGTTTTCAAAAGCTACGCCGACGACAAGAAATTGATATACATGTCTGGCAAAGGGACCGCTTTAGCTGAGATACCGCTGAAAATTCCAGAGCCACATATCAGGTTCATGCAAGAGACAGAGCCCAATCACTGGTACGAGGACGGCGTGTTCCCTTTCGTGCTAACTCACAACGGAGGCCATCCAACTCTGTATGGCAGGGACCTAAGTAGACCGGAAGAAATCGTGTTCGGGGAGAACAACTGGTGGTTACAGGACGGCAGGCAGATTCCAAACAAGACAGTGGTATTTTCCCACGTCCCATTTAGACAGCCGTTTCGCAGAGCTGGTAAACTGGGAATAGACTTGGGAGCGGGATTTTCTGGGAAACTCGCGGCGTTCGATATGATGGCTGACAGTGTCGTAATTGTATCATAGGAGGAAGAGTGGCCGACAGCGTTTATGAAGTCCTGAAATCTACGCATCCAAAGCTAGTGGCGGATGTGCTAGACAAGAATGAGGAAATATCCAAGTTCCTGATGCTTATCTATGCTCATACTCTCTATACGGCAATGGACCGTCCAGAAGACCCCAAGGACATGTACTTCCATTGCAGCATCGAGAACGGTCAGAACGGGGACTTCCTGAAAATAGACATCAAGTACGTAGAAGCCGACGATAAACCAGCCATTCGCGGCAGGCTGGAAGGCAAGAATCCCATCAAGCGCAACCTAGATTTGGTCACGCTCCTACAAAGTAACTCTAATATCAGAGACGTAGCGTTGCGAGTAGTAGAATTGCTGGAGCGATGGGTTGCTGAAAAGCCGCACCGAAAACAGCTTGGCCTCAGTCATGTCGTGCTGCATGACCAGATGTTCTGGAAGAATCTTATTTTTACAGCAGATATTTTGCTCAAGGTCCAGTGGGAAGAATTGGTCAAAACAAAAGCAAACTTTCCTGACGACGAAGAATTGGCAGCAGAGCATCCGATGGTCAATGGAGGATTCCTAGTATGAGCCACTATCTTGGAATTGGTTGTGCTGGCGAAGATGAACCGGGCGCGAACTATACGCCGCCGACGCTTGGCGACTTCATGAAGAAGCAGAAAACAGAAATCAAGCGATTGCGCGAAGACAGAGCAGGCGCTCAGGTCATCAAGGAAGCCAAGGAATTCCACCTGCGTCAATCTGCGAAACATGGCATCAATACCAATCGTGGATTGGCGCACTTCCGCGCTTCTAAGATGTATACTCGCGAAGGGAATCGCTTGCAGGAAATGTTCGAGAACGGCGGCGACCAGATGGGCGAATTGCCACCGAAAGCAATCATGAAAGCGAACAAAGCCGCCATGATGTTTCACAAGAAGCAGGCGGACAAGGCTGGTCTGGACTCTGACCTCGGCCACGCTCATGTCGCCGCGATGGAACATCACCAAGACATCTTTACGAAGGCGAAGCAGCAAGCGAAACAGGGAAAGCAGCAACCTGAACAGGGACAGTCGATGCAGCAGAGTGAAGCGGGAGAAGGAGGTCCAGGTTCTGGTCCTCAAGGTGGGAAACATCCTAAAGAGAAATCTAGTGGAAGCAAAATTCCTAAATGGAATAGGCTAAAGGCGAAGGTTCTACAGAAACATGGGTTCAAGCAAGTCAAAACTACTAGTTTCAAGGATGATGATGGAAAAACCCAACCTTACCATCAGTTTCAAAAAGGTAAGGATATCATCGCTATGAATGGTTCTCAGAATACGCTGCATAAAGGTGTATGGGACCATTTCAAAGTCGGGCAATCTGGAGGACAAAGACTGATTGGCCAAGGAAGCCAAGCTGGAGAACTCCATCAGTATCTTAACAGCAGAGGGTTAAAAGCTTCTGCCGAAGCCACTCCAGGCATCAGTGGCAAGCAATCTCCTGTCCCTGTCCCGAAGAAATCCGAGCAGCCGAGTCAGGATATCCAGGACCCGAACGCTCCCCCGGTCAAGCTCAATCCCCAAGACGCGAATAAGCCGATGATGGCAAGTGCGAAACGTCGCAAGCGCATCGCCAATTTCGGCCGAGAATCCAACACTCGCAGCAGAATCGACGACGGTCTAGGTCACGAATTCCCACGTGGAGCAGGCCGCCAAGTCGAGCCAGATTTGGTCACCCGCCAGCCTCGCACCAAAGAATCCAGTATGCGGAGGTCCCTTCGGCGACCGGTCTGGGAGACGGACGATAGCGAGCGGGACCGGAGCGCGTCGGGCCTCACAGCGTGAGGGCAATCCATTCGTTTCCCCAAAAGATCAAGCACCAAAGACGAACGAAGGCTACGTAGATCCGCGATATGCTGACGTGAAGAAGCGCGAGGGCGCTGAAGGCGGACCGGGGAGTGGACCACGACATCGTGATGTAGGTAAAGATAAAGATGGACATCCGACTCACTACTACACTCGTAAGAAAATAGGTGGAAAATATAGGATGGTGAAATTGCCTTACGATGTAGAGGGTGGAAAGTATGCTCAGAAGATGCACGACAAAGGGTATTCTCAGGGTGGGGAATCTAGACGAGAGTCAGCGCCTCCAGGTCGTGAAGACCAAGTAAGAAAACTCAAGAAGAAAGTTGGCGTTCCTGGCGCGTTCAAGATAGCATGGTCGCAACACAATAACGAATCTCGCACGCAAGAGTCCAATCGCGACGACGACTCCGAGCAATACAACATGATGGGAGATTTCATCAACAATCAACACAAGGGTGTCGAGCGCATCAATGGCTGGAAGAATCCCGGCGTCTACATGCCGCCGCAACCAAGAAAGCAAGAAACCTCTGGCGTAGTCATCAAGGAATTTTAGAACCAGCCTAAAGGAGACGAAATGATAGGGTTCATGGTCGAGTTCGTGGTCTTCGTAATCTGCGTGGTCATCATCGTTCTGATTCTGCAATGGGGCATGGCAAAACTGGGATGGGCATTAGACCCAACTCTGAAAATGATACTTGGACTGGTCCTTTTCCTGATTTGCCTGCTGTTCTTCCTGAACATGACCGGCCATCTCACTGGCAACGGATTTAGATTCTAAGGAAAGTAATTCTACATAGCGAACATAACATGGCAAAGACAATCCACGACGCATTGGCCTATGTCAGCGCACAGCGAGAAGGCGGGTCAGGCCATCTTCCTCCTCACCCGCCAATCGCTTCTAGGGAGAATCAATAATGCTCAATACGGCGGATTTCACACTTCCTCAAGAAGAGGAAATGGGCGCAACGTTTGAAATTGACAGTTTCGGCGGTCGCAACCCGGTCACAAAGCAGTCCAGAATCAGAGAGTCTAGAAAGCGCCTCCCACCTGACACGGAGTCATATTTCAACGACACATTTCAGGAAACTCCCACCATCAGGCAGCGTAGATTGCGAGAAGCGTCCGTACCGACCGGTCAAGCGCAATTCTCGCGTGGCGTTCCCACCAACGACAAGACCTCTGCCGACAACTATGACAATGACGATATCATAGACGGCGAGCACAAGACGCTCACTGTGCTAGGCCGAATCAATGAAGCCATGGAAGGCGACGACCACAACAAGCATATCTTCAAGCATAGAATGCTCCTGTCTGACCCCAAACTTTCAGAGACTCGCCGCGTCGCCATCATGGAACACATCAAAGACCATATGGATAAACAGGGCAAGAAGCTGAAAGCTATCGACGCCGCGAAAAAGGGCGAAAGCAAAGATCGTCCAGATATCATGAAGAATCGCGGCTATGGACATGGTGTGGGAATGCTGTCTAAAGCGGTCAAGCCACGCGTCATGTCAGTTATTCCGCAGGACGACGCACAGTCTAATGAACGCAAGCGCACCGCTGGAAATATGTCCATGGAAAGCAAGATGAGAAATTTCGACCGAGCGCTGCGTACTAGTCGCCGGAGGGGTCTTTGAGTCGCGTGACCCCTTTGCTAAGAACCCTGGAGTCAATGCTGCGATATCGGATCCGCCGCCTGATCTCAAGCTCAAACCACCGATGCGAGGGGAAGTCGACAAGAATGACAGGGGAAGAAACAAACAGTACGACAATTTTCTTGGTTCTTGGGCGAAACCGAAAAACGACCTCTTAAAAGGGAAGAATCCAAACTGGTAATCTATGACCACCTCAGCAAGTTCGCAGGGACAGCTTCAACGATCGGGTGTCCAGCGATTGATTTCCGATAAGCGTGGACGACAAATACGCGCTGGCGGTCCAGGCTCAGGACCTAGAGGCGGGAAAAAAGGTTCTGGAAACACCACTAATCGTAGACCAAAGATTCCATCTGAAGACCACATAGCAGATGCTCTTAGTAGACTAAGGCAAAATGCTAACGACAAAGACGTTAGTCAGATTAGAAATTGGTACTCTAGTGATGGGACGTCTAGAGAATGGGATAAGATGGGTGCATGGGCACAAAACGGAGCAAGAGCGTTAGATAAAGATAAAGAGTTTAGCTCGAAATTCGGACATCCTTGGGATAACGCTGAGCCCGGGACTCATGAATCCCGCCGTTTCAAGGCTTCTAAGATACGTGAATCTTCATTCAACCACCCTTTTACGGAAAAGGGTAGAGACGAAATTAGTAAGCCTCTAGATGGTAAGAAACAAAACGGCAAAGGCAGAGTCTATCTAGTAACCATCATAGAGGAGGGAATTGGAAATTCGCGCGATCGCAACTTTTATTCCGCCGAAGCGCTCCAATCTGGCGTCAAGGTTTTCAACGGTGCCAAAGCCTACGCCGACCATCCAGACGCGATCACAGAGAAAACGCTGCCAGAACGCAGCATGAAGGATTTGGTGGGATGGTACAGCGACTGCTTCGTAGACAAGAATCCCAAGACCGGCAAAACTAGGCTCAATGGCAAGCTCCACTTCTTCCCTTCCGCGAAGTGGCTGACCAGCATGATTGACACAATTTTGACTGACCCCACGGCGGTCAACCTGTTCGGCATTTCCATCAACGCCGTGGGCAAGACTCGGCAAGGTCAAATGGGCGGTGAGGAAGTCAATTATGTAGAAGAATTTCAACGTGTAGACAGTGCAGACGTCGTTACAGAACCGGCAGCACGAGGCGGTTTCATCAAGATGCTAGAAAGTCGCAGGAACAAAGTAAATAGAATCATGGGCAGCAAATCCAAGAGAACGAGAGAAGCAGGGTCCCTTAGTCCCGAGAAACTAAAGGAAGTTGCTGACTCTCTCGTTTCGGCTTACAACTCGGACAATCCCGACGAGGTAAAAGAAGCGGCATTCGCGGCGTCACGAACATTACATGCCGCTGCTTCTATTTCAGGCAAGGGTCCGGGTCAGTCCAACGAAGAGCAGTACAGCAACATCAATCCTAGTGGAGGTAAGGAATCAATGGCGAAAAAGCACGTGAAGGCCTCTGCCGGATCTGGCAAGCGCGGTTTCCGCAAAGGTAAGCGGCGACTGCAAGCCTCAGACGGGACAGGGGAAGACAATCAAATTGTAGACGAACCGGACCCAGAAGACACCGAAAACGAGCTTGAAGAAGCCGATGTAGAAGACGAAGAGGACCGTGGCGATATCGGCGACCACAACGACTACGGCGGTGACGGCAAATATCAAACGGTCAAGGCTTCTGGCAATCGCCGGCGAGTGGCTTCCTCAGAATCAGACGATGATTTTGAAGAGGGGATCGAAGACGAAGGCATGGAAGGTCTTGAGGATGAGGGCATGGAAGGCTTTGAAGACGAAGGCATGGAGGACGAAGACGAGGATGGAATGGGTGGTGGAATGCCTCCGCAAGCAGGTGGAATGGGCGGGGGCGGAGGTCAGCCAGCCGGTGGAGGCGCTCCAGGTTCTTCACGCACTGTGGCTTCCACAGAAGGCGACGATGATGGTGATATGGATGACGACGACGATGACATGGACGACATGGATGAAGCGTTCGAAGATGAAGGCTTTGATACCGAGCGTCCAAACGTAGCAGCTGAAGCAAGCAATCGCCGCCGTCCAGTACGTACCAGTCGCGGTCGCCGTCTGTCACGAGAAGCGGATGACAGCGGTCAAGGGGCTCCAATCAAGAAAGCGTCTTATGCCGGGGGACTCGGGCACTCTGGGCATAGCGCACTTCCCAAGGGAGCAGATCCCACTCGCGGTTATGACGATAGCGATGAAGACTTTGGCAAACAGGACAAATCCACGTCAGGTGTGGGCAAGTCCTATAAGCTGAAGACTTCCCGCTTCGCGCGTAATCGCCGTCAAGCACGAGTCGCCAAGCCGATCGTCAGAGAAGCGAATCGCCGCATCGAACATCTGGCGGGTCTGGTCAGGCGTCTCCGCGAATCCGTTGCCAAGAAAGAGGACAGAATCCAGATGTTCCGCGGGAAACTGTTCTACATCCATTCTGGAGATACCGCTCGCAGATTGCTCCGTGAAGCGGTCAACAAGGAAATTATTCCTGAGAACGCCAAGAACGTTTTGCTACCTCAACTGTTCGGCAAGACGGTCAAGCAGCAAATCAGGAAAATCAAGGAATCGGCGTACTTCCTAGAGTCTGCTACGGAAGGCGCTTTGTCACGTCTACAAGAATCAGTTGAAGGCAGTGGAGCCAGAGGCGGATTTGCATCCTGGGGAACATCCGGGCAGAACTCTGATCTCCAAGAAGGGCTGGCCGAACTTGGCGTGCCCATGAAGAAAGACGACGAGTAGTCTGGAGGCGAACAAGTGTCGCAACCGTTTAACGTAGTAAAAATAGAAAAGGAGCGCGTCAGTGGCGTTCCCGTCAATCTTATCACCCAATTCAACTCCGGCGATATGATGAAATGGGACGCAGTAAACCTAGTCGCGACTCCTATCGTAGCAGCCGACGCAGCTTCCGCTACCGCAGCCGCTCTGTTCATCGGTGTTTCCAACGATACGAACAACATCCCTAGCTTGAACCAAGCACTCCCGGTTCCTAGGATCGCTATCATCACTCGTGGTATGTGCTTGTTCACGGTTGATGACAATGCGACGTATAACGTTGGCGACGCAGTCACGTTTGGTGCAGATCCCCAGAAAATCAGGCATACGGCAGCTTCAGGTTCGGCGGTCATTGGTTACGTCGCCCCTGAAAACTTCTTCACTATGTCTGGTCCATACGCTTCAACTTCTGCTTCTGCATCTATCGGAATCACCGGCGTTCAAGGCGTAACTCAAATCCTGATTAACCTGCGTCCGCAGTACACGCAGTTGACGACGATTTAATGGAGGCATGAGAAGAAAATGAGCACACGTCCAGTAGGTCCATGGGAAGAGGTCGCAGCCAAGATCGATTGGTTCAGCCCTCAGCTCAGCTTCAAACGCCTCCGTGAGTCTGTCTACAATCAGGCTACTAGGTTGCGGGAAGCTAATGCTGAGTCTGCATTCGGCCAACTGTTGAGGGCGGGTATCCAAACTTATGCAATCAACAGTTACAACACGGTCCCGGTCGTATATCCTGATCTAGTCACAGAAGTGGCATCCCGCCGCTTCCAAGAGTATTACGCTCCGCTGTTCCGTCCCAATCTACCGAAGAGAGTTGATCGTGGTCAAGAGTTCCAGGACAATCCAGTAGTTGGACTCGACCGCCACTTGACCAACCAGAAATTCGGTATGATTGAGGCGTTCGAGCGCGAATTGTTTGACGACGATTTGTTAACACTGGTCGTCGATAAATCTGGCTATATCGGTGAACCTCTCGTCAACTGACGAGACAATACCGAGGAAAGATCATGAGAGGAAAAGGTTGGCATCATACGGAAGCAACAAAGGCCAAGATAAGGGCCTCTAAGCTGGGAAGCAAGAACCCGGCTAAGAGAGCCTCCGTCCGTCGCCGAATCAGTAAGTCCGTTATAGCTTTCTTCAAAAAGAATGGCACAGAAATGTGTCGTCAGACGAAAGAAGGCCGAAAGAGAATTAGCCAATCTAAACTTGGAAAGAGAAATCCAGCTTCGAGACCTGAAGTTGGCTCTAGAATTTCAAGGTCACTGAAGAGATATAATCGAGAAAACGGTTCTCACAATCTAGGTATGAAACGTACAGAGGCTCAGAAGGATGCTCTTAGTTTGGCTCACATCGGTGTCATGGCCGGTAAGAATCATCCGCTATGGAACGGTGGTTCTACAGAGCATCCATATCACGAACGGTGGACTCGCAGGCTTAGGAGAAGAGTTCTAGTTCGTGACAATCACACTTGTAGAGAGTGTGATAAGAAAAACCCAAAGCGTCTGTCGGTTCATCACATAAACTACGATAAGAAGAACTGTTGGATGTACAACTTGATTTCTCTTTGCGTGCCTTGTCACACTAGAACAAATGTAAATAGGTCTTACTGGAAGGCTCATTTTCAGAAACTCATGAAATCCGTAGAGACTACACGCCAGACTCGGAGGGCAGCATGACTCCGAAAAGATATAGTCCGAACTGCTTGGTGACAAGTAGAGACCACTGGAAACAGGTGGTCCGCCTTGCGATAGTTTTGCTAGTTGTCGCAGGGTTAGCAAGTAACAGAATGCAGACGGGACAAATTAAGAACCGTGCATCCCAGATGGGCGAAAACTTCAAGATCATGGAAGAAATTTACGTGATCGGGAAGATTATCGGCACTGGATTCACGGTCCAGGGGGTCACTGTCGACCCAGATGTGACTTTCAACAACGATACAGTAGGCGTTGGCGGAGTGGGCAACGGCACATACAACACTCTACCGAAGGGCAATCGCCCTGCCACTTTCACGCGTCTGTCTCAAGCTAACCTAGAATCGGCAGATATTTCGCTGATGAACATTACGGACCCACTTGGAAACAAGTTCTTGGTCTCTCCGAACACTCTATTGGTTTCGCCAATCGACAAGTTCGTGGGAGCCAAGCTGCTGAATTCTACGTTGCAGCCGTCTGTTCCGTCCGCGTCCTCTGACGCTACGGGTTACGTCAACACGGTGAACCCGCTGCAAGGCTTGTACAAGCTTCTGGTATCCAGGTTCCTGACTTCCAAAGTTTGGATTCTTGGCGACCCGAAGAAGTGCTTGGTCTTTCAGCGCCGCGACCCCTTGGAAATCATCCAAGAGAATCCGGCATCTGGGCAGTCGTTCCAGATGGAAGTTTACCGTTTCAAGTCGCGTTCCCGCTTTGAGGTCGGCATGATTGATAGCCGTTTCCTGTTTCTCGGAGATGATGGCACGGTTTAGTTTCGGAAACAAGTCGCGTTCCCGAGAGGGGGTCCTAACCGGGCTCCCTCTTTGTCTTTGTGAGTGCTAAACAAGAGGAGGAAGAAACCATGGAAGTTGAGAGGCAACGTTACGCTGAAGATGTTGTCGGGGTCGATGCGAAAAACAAAGCCATTTATGGCGGTGAGCACAGAGTAGGTGCTACTGAGAAATTTGAATTTGGAGTGCCGGGAGACGCCGTTTCTATGGTAGTCGGCGGTGGATACACGGCCAATTTCCACCCTGATTTCCTACAGAGAGAACTAGGCAAAGATGGCATCTGTGCGCGATTCTATTTCGACAAGCGAATTGTGCTGGATATAGCGGACCCGGAAGACGCTATTTCCAAGAAGAAGAGGAAGCTACTGTTCAGGCACGGTTTCGGCTATCTCTGCATCCCTACCGGATTCACCAAGGATGCCAAGCGATTGAAAGTCTTGTACGAGGCGGCGCTCGAAGAATACTACGACTACGAGAAGCGCCATCCACGTCCAGCAGCGGTCCAAGAAGCCATCGTAATCGACCACAAGGGGCTGGCACGCAAGGCGCTCATGTCAGCAATAGATATCCGGGTCGGTGGTGGAATCGTAGGCAACGTTGAGCAACAGCAAGCAGAACTCAAGGAAGCCACGAAAATGTCTTCCAAGGAAGAAAAGGAAGTCAAACTCAAGACGGTCCTGCACAAGAAATTGCGCCGTTCTGTCCAGTCTGGCAAACCGTTCCGCAATCCGTTCATAAGCAAGAGCGGCAAGCGCCGTTTCCCAGTGCGATACAACGAGTAAGGAGACACTATGAAATCGAGTGGAAAACCCTGTCCTATCTGTGCGAGCAAATCGACCGTGTCTCCTGAGGACGATGAGTACCTGCGATGCCTAGAGTGTGGAGTCATACGCACGAAATATAGCTATGACTCCATGCAGTACTCCACACAATACGCCATGAACTATCTAGCGTATGCTAGGAGTCCGGTCAACAAAAGCCTGAACCTGTTTCGCTTGGGACTTGTGGCACGCTGGCTCAAAGACGACGCTACATTGCTGGACATCGGTTGCTGCGTCGGAGAGTTCATCCGGTACGCAGAAAACCATTACACTTGCGACGGTTTCGAACCGAATCCAGTGGCAGCCAGAGAAGCACAGAAGCGGACGTGTTCTACAATCATGGAGAATCTTAACGGTCACAAGAAATATGACTGTGTTACCATGTTCGACGTGCTAGAGCATATCCAAGAGCCAGACCAGATACTGAAACACGTCTCGGATATCCTGCTCCCGGGCGGGATAATTGCTATCACGACACCGAACGCCAACGCTTGTCTGCATGGAATGACACCTAACAGAGTTTGGAAGCACTATAAACCTAAGGAGCATCTATTCCTCTACACAGAGCAGTCATTAGGAATATTGCTTGGGAGGGCCGAGTTCAAGCACCTCTACACAGGGTACGAGGAAAGCTACATCAGGCCGGGAAATCCAAACGAGGATATCATAACGTGCGTAGCCCAGAAGAGCTAGTGAAGGAAATACGGACTCTGTATCCGACTCTGAGCTATGACCATCGTCCATTTTTGACATACAAAGAAAGACATGAGCACATAAGACTCAGAGATGCCACGGAAGATTACAGAATCAAATACGCTTGTTTCAAATACGCTGTCGCCAGCGTTCTAAAACCGAGTATGATGCTTGAAATTGGTGTGCGTGGAGGGTGCTCTGCTTTGGCATTTCTCCACGCATGTCCTAGTACGAGGTATCTAGGAATAGACAGTGATTGCGACGGCGTGACTGAAGACGGGCTCAGTTACATCTCTACGGCAGAACATTGGTTTGAAGAACTGGGATTCAAAGCTACTATCTTAGTCGGAGATAGCCAAAGGATTCATTTGTTCCCATCTGTAGATTTTATCCATATAGACGCTTGCCACTCTAGAGAGTGTACTCGTCATGATGTGCTTACGGCGATTACTTCAGGTATTCGTTGGATACTCGTAGACGATTCTAATGCGGATACGGTTGACCAAGGGGTTGGGGATGCTGTTATATCTCCCATTGCTCTGAATCTGCATGTAAAGAGATTTGATTTTCCAGAGACTCAAGGCGGTAACACACTCTTGCATTTAGAAAAGGAAGAAGCATGAAATTTTTGGTGCCACAGGGCATTGGAGATTCTATATGGGCACTTACGAAGGTTCAGTCTATAGCAGAGTCTTTTGGGGACAAGACTATCGACATAGTCATAAACGTCGGTAGTAGCGACGTAAGAGAATGCCGTGCAATGGATTTTATTCTGGGATTCGATTTCGTAAACACTTTCGGCATGAAGAGGGTGGACATAATACAGCCGCCCAGAGAAATCCTTACAGACGTCGATGGGCATTTCAGATATATACCCGATGGTCCTGATTCTGTGAAAGGGATTGATTGGACCCTGATGCCGAATGCCGCTATGGAACGCGGGATTCGTCTTGAGGATTGGCTGCCAGAATACAAGACAAACTGGAACGTGATGGAGCATTTCAAAATAACACAATTGGCTTCAAGACGTGGATTGGAAATCGAAAATTCATTAGGGCAGTATTGCGTGTTCTATATGGGACCTCTAGTTGGTAATACGAAAGCAGGGCACAATAGAGGACCTATTTGGAAACCTGAAGATTGGATAGCACTCGGGAAGTTTATACAAGAAGAGTTAAGGCTTGGAATCGTTGTCGTTGGCGCAGAGTATGACAAGAGCTATTTTCAAGAGTATATTCACGCGTATCGTGATTCCGATTCTTGGCTTGATCTTATAGGGAGAACTGGAATCGATGAGACCTATTCGATTATTTCTAAGTCTAGATTTGTAGTCTCTTACCAATCTGGAATAGGGATAGTCGCAGAATATCTAAGAATCCCTACAGCCATATTCTGGAGACAGAAAGGGGATTCTATCTCTGATGAATTCTATGGGTCATTCGACGAGAAAATGAACGGCGCATGGTCCCCTCCAGATATGATAGCTTCTGGAAAGCACATGGCACTCTACTATGGGAGGCATGATGTGAAATATATCTGTGATGAGATAGTCAGGAGGGGATGGTGAGCCTAACGTTCTACGTCCCTCCAGGCATAGGCGATTTCTCTGCTATGTATCAAAAATTGTGCAACATAGACAGAGAAATGGTCATCAAACCCGCCAACGACAGCCCAAACAGAATGTCCCCATTCCTAGATATCTTGCCTGGAGTCAAGAACGGTGGGTACGCCGGTCACAACGCCATGATTTCAGTAACACAGACGCTGCCTCCAGGTACTGACTTAGCTTCACTGCCAGACGGGGACTACTTCCTGTCAATCAATCAGTGGCTAGAGGATGGCTATCTTGTGGCAGACTGGATTCCTGGCGAAACTAGCTACCATTACGAGATGGACAACAAGAAGTATATTTCACATGCTGAAGAATTTCTAAATAGCGTGTGGCTGCAAGACTCTCCAGTAATCGGTGTCTACTGTTCAGCGTATGGCAACGCTCGTCATTGGGGATTTTGGACCTATGAGGAGTGGCGAAAGTTTCTAGAGTTGGTCATCAAAGTCGTTCCTAAAGATTCCCAGTTCGTCTTCCTAGGAGCGGAGTATGATTTGCAAATTGCTGAGTTGCTTCACATGTGGATGCTCTCGAATAATATACCATCCTATCTCACTCTCGGCGCTTTCCATATTGGCGCGACTGTTGAGATAATCCGCCAGCTAGACTACTTCTTTGTGTTCCCGTCTGGCCTAGGGTTCCTGGCTGATGTAGTAGATACGCCGCATACGATGTGGTTCCCGCCAAATCTAAAGTCTATGCGCGGTACGTTCTGCGACCCAGAAAACTATGCGAGTGGGCAAACGTGCCACGCCATGTTTTCTACACCAGAAACAGCGTTCGAGTTGTTCAAGGCCAATGAACTGAAATTCTTGGAGGATAAGTCATGCAGGAAGTACCACCAAGCATCCCTATCTCTAAAGCAGAAATTATCACAAACGTTCTCGGCCAAAAAGTAAGGCACTACGAGTGGGGAAATTACAGGAAGAGGCTTGCTCTCAGGAAAGAATTCACAAAGGACACCGATCTCAACGGGAAAACAGTGGTCGTGAATCACACGTGGGGACTTGGAGACGTTCTATATTCTACACCCGCCATGTACGGTCTCAAGAAGAAATTCCCAAAATGTACCATAGTCTACATCTGTCGCTATCCAGATATCCTGAAAGGGAATCCGTACATCGACAGAGTGCTGCATTTCCTGGACTACGACGCCACTGAGGATATGTTCGATTCCATGACAGAGGACTGGTACTGGCTGAACTATGATGTGCCGCTCAAGGGTGGTCTAGACTACAAAATCCACCTCAGGACAAAGCCTCAGCTCAACGAATTCATGGTTTCTCTGCTCAGGAAAAACCCTAGCGAACTGAACGCTGATGAACAAGATTTCGTCAAGCAGGCCAGTCATTCAGTAATCCAGCGTTACAAGCATATCGCACTGGACATGTATTGCCAGCACGCTCATGTCGGCCCAGAAGATATGACCAGAGAAGAGCGCACGGTCTACTACTATCCTACTGAGCAAGAACTCACGCTGGCAGACAGGCTCCTAACGCCTATCAAGAACAAGGGTTTCAAGGTCATAACTCTCCTGCCCCACGCCAGCACGATGTACAAGGATTATCCGTACTGGAAAGAGGTTGTGAGACTGTGCTCTAGAAACTACTTCTGGATAGTGCTCGATTCTCACGTGCGAAAAGGCGAGCCGTGGATGGGCACAAATATCGCTAATCTATCAGGAGCATTTTCGCTAAGAGAGTCAGCAGCGATGGTCATACAATCACACCTAAATTGTAGCTCGGATACGGGCCTCTTGTATGCGAAGGCATCTAGAGGCGGGAAATGTCTAGTGACGTATGGACCCCATGAGTGGGAGCCGTTTCTTCATTACTTCCCTACAGCGCATGGGATGCGTGTTCCATATGTGACTGGATTGCTAGAGAACGGCGAGAAGTCTTGTACGACGGGGTGCTTCATAGACACTGGTAGTTGCCGATCTGCTGGCTCTGTTCCTCCATGTCTAGCACAGCTTTCACCAGACGTAGTAGCGAGCAAAATAACAGAACTCTTAGAAAGTAATTCTTAGTGTGCTAGTAGAAACCATCACTGAGGACCAGAGCGCAATGGGAAAAGAACAGCATGACGCAAATTACGACAGTGAGCAATCTACTGTAAGTTTACGTCAGTATGTTGAAAAACTCATTTCTGAATCTGATAAGCGGACGGATGCTCAATTTCTCGCTGCTAAAGAAGCGGTCGCGGCGGCTCTAGCAGCAGCAGAAAAAGCAGTCGCCGCTGCTCTGGTCGCACAAGACAAACTGACTACAGCGGCGTTTATCGCAGCGAAAGAAGCACTCGCTGAGGCACAGGTCCAATTAACACTTTACAAGGCTCAATCGAATGAATGGAGAAACACGCTTAATGATTTGATTGCCAAGCTGATGCTGAGGCCAGAGATTGTGGGTCTATTCACAGCGTCAGAGAAGGCGCTAGAAGAATTGAAATCTAGGGTTCAAACTCTCGAAGGCTCAGGTCAGTACGGTTTGGGAAAAGCCGCAGCTACCGAATCTAGTAGTACACAGAACAAATGGACTTTCTCTCAGGTGCTGATAATCGTAGGGATGGTAGCTGGTTGGATTGTAACAGCGCTCGTGCTTCTGTCGAAAAAACCATAGGAGAAATAATGCCACCGGTCAATCTGTTCTGGGATGTTTCTCTTTCAAATATCATCACATGGGGGATTCTAATAGCAGGGTTTCTCGGGTCACAATACGTTGCGGTGAAGCTTCTAGGTGAGAGAATGAACGGATTTGATGCGTGGAAAAAGACACACGAGCAGGAAACAAAATCTCGAGAAGTCATGATCAGCGAACTAAAAGTCGGCAACGAGAGATTGAAAACTCTAGCAGAAGCCGCAGAGCGCCGGTTGGAAAAATTGGAAGACAAAACCGTGTTCGTGAGAAGCGCTGACCTCTCTCAGGACTATCCTGGGCCGGAAAGACGAAGACGCGATGGCTGACAAGACCATAGAAAAAGAAGGCCTCCATATCAAGATGCACGACAATGGAGACGGTACTTTTTCTATTTCAACTCACGATATTTCTGGAGGTGCTGGCGTGGCTGACAGTTCGATAGAATGGGAAGGCACTAGAATTTTGATGCATGACAACGGAGATGGGACATTTTCTATAACGACTACCACTACGACCGGAGCTAGCGATATCACTGTAGAGCACCAAGGTCTACACCAGAAATTACATCCGACAGGAATCAATGTCACGATAGGCGGTATCGTAACACCGACCTACGCTTTCGTGGTGAATTCGATTTAGCCATGTCTCTATACTCACAACAAGCCGGAATTAACGCTGCCAGAAACAATATCGACGACCAGTATGACAGCAAAATCGTGTTCCGTTTCAAGCCGTTACAGGGAGTCCAAGACGGAACTAATCTTGTATTTCAGATTCCACAGCAACGTCTCGTGATTCAGACCTACAACGGGAAAAGCCTGTTCCCACAAATCTACAAGAACAATGCTCCGATGAATTTCAACGCAGATTACACCGTGCCAGACCCAAAGAACGGTATCGTGAATTTCATTTCTACAACGACTCCTGGCGATGGGGACTCTGTAGACGTCACATTCAATTACACGTGGATGGACGACGTAGAGTGGGACCATCAGCTTAATAGAGCTGCTAATGAAATCGGCTACACTCAATATTACACAGGTGCTCCAACTATCGCAAACTGTGAACCGTTGCCTGTGAATGGAACTGCTCCATCGGATGTCCCTGATGGCCTGTTCAATGCTATCACACAGTTAGCGGCGTCGTTCATAGCGAGCGCTCTAGCGACCAGATTTTCTACTCGCTATGATACGAGCGCCGGGGACCAAAGTTTCAGTCCATCACAAATGGCGAAATCGTTTTCAGAAATCGCTGTGAAATTGCAAGCGAAAGCGTATAACACACGCGACGATTTCTATAAAGGGCAGGGCCGTCAGTACAGACCGTCAATTGCTACACCGACTGGTTTCGTATTACCAGAGTGGACGCCGTCTAGGTGATCTATGGGCGACTTGGGAAATTGGGGAGGTATCGGGGATTACGACAACGCTCGCAAGGCGTGGCTGGAATCGTCCGGCAAGAACCAGAAGCGAGTCAAGGTCTACATATTTCAAGGCTACGACAAGCAAGGTAATGTGACGAAGCCTGACGAAACTTTCCGCAAGCCGAAATGGACTGTCCGATTCGAGTACGTCTGGCTGTCAGCGTTGAAAAGCATCGACCTCATCAAAGGCGGGTATTTCACGGTCAGTGACCTAGACGTCTACAGCGAATTCTTGCTCAGAGGCTATACGGCAGCCTACACGCTCGTAAACAAAGTGGTCAATGACGAATATGCCGGCGACATCGTAGAATGGAACGGCAAGTTGTGGGAAGTGGCTGACCAGCTAGAACCTGTGACATGGGGCGTCGCGGCGAATCAAGTCTGGTACCACACTATTCTACGTCGCACCAATCGCTCTGGTTTGGGAATTGAGATAGGACCGTAAATGGCGCTCAGTGACAAAGTCGTGACGAAAGCTGGCTTCCAGCTCATTGTCAAATCTGGAACGGTCAGCAAACTGGTCCAAGAAGCCATTCTCGAAGGACTTGGTGAAGTGTCCAAGAACTACATGAAGCAGGTCGACAAGAATCTAAGTCTAGACGACCACACGCTGCAAGAACTGGCTGCTCTAGGCCATCCTTACAGTGTGAACAAGCCAAAAGATACTCCACACGACGACAGGCTGATACACGAACAGAGTGGCAAGCTGCGAAAGAGCATCAAGGCTAGTCTACCAGAAGAGGTCACGTCTAGACGCTTCACGGTCTATGTGACGACCAATGACCCTATCGCCCCGTATCTAATCTGGGGCACTTCCAGAATGCGTCCACGCCGGTTTCATGAGAAATCGTTCAACGACATCAAGGACAAGTATTGGAGCCCGATTACAGAGAGACTTGCGAAATTGAATTACAAGATGACGATAGGCGCTGCCTCAGCCCGTCAGATTGGATAACATGAGCAGCTTTGAAAACTATCCAGCCGTGCTGTTAGCGATAGACTTGTGGAGAGAAGGCAGGGACCAGTCCCACGTCATTAGAGTGGCTAAGGGATGGGTCATTAGAAACCGAGTGGCACATCCCGGATGGTGGGGAGAGACCATAGTGCAAGTCATCACTCACAAGTGGCAGTTCTCTGGGATGACCGCTCCTGGCGACCCGAATCTAATCAAATGGCCGCAAGAGGACAGCATCTCTGTAGACTGTTTCGCGGCGGCTGATGAAGCACTGGCATCTCCGGGTCCAGACCCGACAAGTGGAGCGACACTCTACTATGACCCTCCACTGACCAAGCCTCCAACAGAATGGGGCAATGTCGTGGAGACTATTCAAATCGGTTCGACTCATTTTTGCAAGGGAGCGTAGATGTCAGAATTGGTCGCACGCTTGGCTGTCAATCTCTTGAGGAACGGTATGTTCCCTCAGCTGCCTGTTGACATCCAGAGTCTGTTCCCGCTGATAACAGACCCTCTCGTGGAAAATGGTCAAACACAGGTTCCAAATATCGTTGTTGGAGAGTACGTGGACTTTGGCTCCAACGCCGCAACTCTGATGATGGCGGTCCACTGTGAAGGTCCTCAAGAAGGCATAGTCAACGTCTGGCGGCATCTAAGCTTGACCGTGGATATATGGGCCAGTGGGGATTCCGCATCCAACGTGGATGGGCGGCGAGTGGTGAGCATCATCTATGAGTACACGAATCGCGCTCTCCAGAATATCAACTGGTCAGGCGGGGCGAAGGGCAGCAGTTACGTCCAGATTGAGAGAAGCTACGAGCTGGAACGCAGCCCAATCATATACGATGCACAGACAAAAGTTTATCGTATCTCGAACATTTATCGCGTTGAAGCATTGAGCAATAAGTGGTACTGAGAAAAAGGAGAAGAACTGATGGGTTTTATACCGCAATCTAGTGGTCTTCTTCAGCTACAAGACCAGCGAAATATCTTGCTTGGTAATGGCGTGGTTTACTACGGCAATCCGTTTACAAACCTCGGCCAAATCAAGGGGGATGCTTCGTTCAACTATACTCTCCGTCCATACGACGTGGTGGGTGGAAACCCATTGGTCCTTCTGCGTCGGTTCACATTGGAAGAGAGAGTCAACGTCACTGTCCCACTACTGGAAATGGAAGCGTCATCCGTATCGCTGTTTTTCAGAAACTTCCAGAGTGGACAAAGCGTCATCTTCGGAACGCCGTCTGGTGGTGGAGTCTTAGCCAGCCAGCAATTCGGCGGTTCTTCACGCCTGCCGTTTTCCAACTTCAGGTTCGTGCATCCCACACCAGAAGGTGGATACATTGCCATCATCGGCTGGCAGGTCTATCCACCGCTTGAACTCCGAGTGCCGTTTCCAGAACAGCGGGAAACAATCTATGACGCCGTGTTCGAGTTCAAGAGCGATTTGACAAAGCAGCCGGGTCAGCAATTGGGACAGTTCGACGTATTCGTTGCTCCAACATTGACGTAAGGAGAACAAATGTCTCTGGACGTATGGTTGAAACGGGGAAAGACGGTCAACGTGGGAGGGCGAGATTTAGTGATGCTCCCCCTCCCAGTTACTCGTTTATTCAAAGTGATGTACTGGCTGGAAGAGAACGCGAACGATGTGATTAGAGACACCATCCAAACTACAGAACCGGGAAAAGTTCCAAATCCAATGGTTCTTGTTACCAGAGTGCTCGCGAAAGTGGATATGTCTCAAGTCATATTCGACGTGTTGATTTATCCGAAAAATCCAGACACAAAGAAGCCAATCAACGAAGGGCTGACAAAAGAGTTTGTCGAGGAGTATCTGGACATACCGACGGCCAATGCGCTAGTGAAAGCGTTTGTCCAGTTGAACGAAATCGAAGACATAATAAAAAATTTGCAGAGCCTTCCGGTGGTAAAGAAGCTGATGGAAGCAGCTTCACTCACCTTTGGGATACCGTATTTGAGTTCTTTGCAGCAGAGTACGGGTTCGGCCCAAACGCAGTCGGAAGGCTCACGCTCCCTCAAATCAACAGATACGTTAGAGCCAGACATTATCGAGAAACAGGGTCTTGGGAAGCCAAGTCCGGAAAAGCCGACCCTTCTCCAGTAACAAAGCCTCCCGAGAAAAATGGAAATAGGAAGGAGAAGCCAGTGTATCCTTCTACTGAATCTGTTGTACGAAATTTCATAGCTACACAGACGATGAGTCGCGTAGGGTCTGTAGAGCCAGACGTCAGAGGACAGGTAAAAGACTATGATTATTCACCAACTATGACAGCTAGGATATCTCGGGACGTTAGCGAGTTCAAGGCGGTCGACGACGAGTTCAAAACTCTAGTCGGTTCTGACGGCAAGCCATTCATAGAGACAGCTCGCAAGTATTGGGAAGACCCAGAATTTGCTGAAGAGCAGCGTAGGAAAATAGCCGAAGGGAAAACTAGGAAAAGCTGATGGGCGTCGTATCACTGCTAGAGGCGATAATGGGGACGAGCGTAGACCTGAAGGGTCTAGAGACCGGACTCCAAAAAGCTGAAACGATGGCTAAGGAGGGCGCTGAGAAAATAACTAGCCACTTCAGCTTGATGGCGGTCGGTATCGCTACCGCTATGGGCGGGGCGGTCCTGGTCGCATTAGAGAAAGCTATCCGTACGACCGCTGAGTGGGGATTGGAAATGGAGCACCTGTCTAATCGGATGGGTATGACTACCAGAGAAGCAGCCACTCTGGTCGGCGTCATGGAACGCTTCGGCGTCAATGCAAATCTGGGCGCTCGTGCCATGCAGATGCTCTCGACACAGGTCACAGCCACACAGAACTCATTAGACCCGTTCGCTACGCGTCTTGGCCGGGTCCTTGGCTCCCTAAGAGACACGAGCGGTCAAGCTCTATCTATGACTCAGGTGTTGGATAAAGTCAGAGAGAAAGTCTCATCCGCAAGTACTGACAGCGATAAATTGAAAGTTGCTACGGAATTGCTAGGCGCTCGCATCGGCGGTCAACTAGTCCCGATGTTGAAACTTAGCAACGATGAATGGGATAGGCAAAAGAAAAGCGTAGAAGGCACTCTAGGTCCTGTTGAACAGGCGGCAGAGGCAGCACTGAAATATAAACAGGCAACGGCAGAACTAGAACAATCTGTGCGGCATCTGCAGGTTGAACTAGGCACTAGACTGCTCCCGACGTTTACGAAATTCATAGACTCGGTATCAGCTACTGCGAAAGCTATGGGCACTAGCGGAGGTTGGTTTGGAAATGCCGATAAAATCATTGGCAATTTCTACGACAACATAAGAAAGACCAGAGAAGAAACCGCTGAAACTACGAAGGAAAGTGAGCGTCTTGCAGAAGCCTCTGAAAAGGTAGCACAGGAAATAGAACTCACAGAGCAGAACGAGCGCAAGGTCGTGGCTCTGACTAGGGAGCGTCTATCTCTGGAAGAGAAAGCCATGAGTCTTGGGCTCAGCTCTGACATACGTGGCGCTGCCGCTGGAGCATTGGCAAAGTTGGAAGAGCAGCGTATCATGCTCCAGAAGCAATTGTCCGCAGGGCTCACTGACGACCAGAGACTTAAAATCGAAACCGAAATAATGAAAATCAAGGTCGAAGAAGCTGAGGTCGTCAAGAATTCCAACGCTGCCATCTACAAGCGAGAAGAAGAGGCAATCAAGTTAGCTAGAGAATTGCGTCTAGCAAGCGTAGACCAAGAAATAGCTTATCGAAAGCAGAAATCTGGTGAACTCCTAGGTAGAGGAGACGTCTTTGGGGCGGCAGAAGAACTTATCAAGGCTAGAGATTTGGCAGAGAAGCAGCAAGACCAAATATTTGAATTTACAAAGAAAATTCGTGTCGTATCTATCCAAAATGAAATTGAGTTTCAGAAACAAAAGCTTGAACAGGTTAAGGGCAACGCTGAAGAGGAGATGAAGGTCCTCACCAAAATAGCTGACCTCGACAAAGATCTCTACGACAAGCGCCTAGATTTCAGCCTGTCTTACACCAAGAGCGTCGTTGACGCATACAGCCGGGTAATGGAAGCATCAAAGAAGACAGGAGACGTAGAAACGTTTGAACACGCTAGGATAGACTCTGAGCGCAAGCTAGTCGAAGGAACTAGAGAAGCGGGTCAGGTGTTGCACGGCGGAGGCACTGTAGAACAGCGCGAAGCAGCTGTCCAGTTCGCGCAATTCGTCAATAAGCAGATTGAACAGATGCAGCAGATGGGCACTCATGTTTCTGGCATCTGGCAAGACGCCGCGTCTACAGCGAAGGATATTCTCAGAGCGGCATCTGGCGGTGAAGCTGTCCGCTCTCCGGGTGGTCCATCTCCCACGATAGGTAGTCTACTGTCTCCGGCTGAAGGATTAGCCACTGAAGGTCTGGCAAGAGGCAGCGACATCCCACGTCTAGACACGTCGTTTACAGACTTGGCTGTCCGCGTTAGAGACGTGCTGCTAGGAGCCATCCCTAATATACAGAATTTCTCGAACGCTGTCCAGTCTGCCGCTCTTTCCGTAGCGAAGCAAACTGGATTTGCACTGAATCCCGGCATCATTGGTCCCGGCGGCGGGGGTACAACTCTACCAACTCAAGGCTCTGGACAGCTTGCGACCAGTGGGGAAACTATCGCGCCTCCCACGTCTGGTCCAAGTGGAGCAACGACAGGCACTCCAACTCCGCAAGTAGGTATCGGGAGAGGGACCGGCGTAGAAGATGCTACCAAGGCTCTAACTGACGCGACCAAAGCATTGCAAGACGCCATCAAACTTACGACTAGCGTGGCTTCGCAAGCGTCGAGTGCTGATGAGCGCAACCAATTTCTGGCTGATGTGGTAGACGCCATCAAGTCTAGCAGTTCCAGAGTGCAGATTTCTATAGACCCAGGAACAGGGGATTTAATCGCAAACAGTATCGCACAAGCAATTTCACAGTAAAGGAGAACTACGATTTCAATTCCATCTAGTATTGTGGGAGCCGGAAATAACAGTGCAGCGGTCAACCCATTCAAGGTAACATTCAGTCAAGCACTATCAGCTATCCCAACCTTAGAGTCGTGGGACGATTCCACTTTCACAACGACCAACAAGGAATCGTTCACTGGCACGACAGGCAATGGGAATATTCCATACTGGTCAGCGGTCGCTACTACCGGAGGCGCTCCAGCATCAGCATGGGAGCCGTCCAGTCCAGTAGCAGGCGGAGCGACTATCAACAGGCTAAAAGGCGCTACAAATTTCGTCAACCTTTCAGCCAGCATCCCCGGAGCAGGCGGAGCGGTCACTTTCAACCTCAACTACCAGATAGCTTCCGACGCTGTCGTTCCCAGCACCAACACGGTTGGAATTCTGGCGGTTCGCTACGCTTACTCTGGTGCACCTCCCAGCTTGACATTCCAGTTCAATGACTTCTCGGCTGGTGGGACAGATGGAGCACCAATCCTAACGAATATAACTCCAGGTGCCGCCGGAAATTTCATTCGTCCATCTGATGCTGGCGTCGCTTCCACAAACGTCGTACTCACTAAACCGCTTACTGGACTATATGACTCACCGTTACTATGGGTAACGAATACTTGATTTCAGGAGAAAATCTATGTGGAAAGCACACTACGCAGATGGAAGCACGGCGAATTCGACTTCTGGCTACTGGACGAATTTGCCCAAGGACAAACCCATCAGCAAATTGAGTCTCGGTGGTCCAGCGACGGAACTCGTAAACAAAGATAGCTACTATTTCGTCACAGAAGCATTCGCTACTGTCGGTGGACCCCCGACTATCGAAAGTTTCTTGATAGGCGGTCTGGACAAAGAAACACAGATGCTCACTGAAATCAGGTTCGAGTTGAGAACTAAGAAGTTTGAGAAATATTCCAAGCCTCTGAAAGAGTACAAGTACTCTGTGGACATACTTATCCCCGGCGTCAAAATCAAGCAGGCTTAATTGAGCATATTCGGAACACCTTCGAAATCTGGTGGAGGCGGAAGCTCTACCAGTAGTTTCCAGACCACTACTGGCCTGAACACGCAAGTAGGAGATTTGCTGATAGTCGGTGTGGGATGGTCTGGTTCTGGAACTGTTTCGAACGTCCAAGACACAGCTGGAAACACTTACACTCCACTGTCTTCATTCGTCGGTGGTTCTGGGACTCTGTTTCAATGGTTCTACTGCCTAGCTGCGACCGTTGCTAACGCGACTAACAAAATCACAGTCACGCTTTCTACAAGCAACGCAAACGCCATCGTATTTTTCTGGGACGTTCCGATTTCCGGTGGTATAGTCGGTTTCGATACAGACGCTGCCAGTTCTGGCTCCGCCAATGCGACTACCGCGGTCTACAGCACGAATGGCACCGATGAGTTCGTAGCGGTCGAAGCGTATGACCAGTCTGGTACTGATAGCTACGCGCAAGGCACTAGTTACACATTAGATAGTGCTGGATTCAATTCATTTGGCGCTGCTGAACATATTGTCTTTTCATCAGCACAGAGCAGCATCACTTCCAAATTCAATACTGCTCCAGGTACTGCTAGAGCATTCGCGATTGCTTTCCAAGCTATCACGATACCTTCTGTAGCTTCATGGCTTCCTACCGAGGGCAAGCACGCTCTCCCACAGCCGTTCACTCCTGGCAGTCTTTTCATAGCCCCCGAAAAAGTTATCCCCTATATTCCAGCGACGCCTACAGTAGAAAGTTCAGCACCGACCACAGGACAAAATGCTGTCGTTCTGAACTACGACCGTGGAAGCTATGCAGCGCCACCGAAATTCGGTCTAGTGACAATAGCGACACCAACAATCGAAAGCTGGAAATCAACTCTAGGCCAAAAAGCAGTTCAACTCAATTACATCCAACCTGAAAATTTTGTCAGTCCACCTAAATTTGGTCTGGCTACTGCTCCCTCTATAGCCTATGTCAGACTGGCCGCGACTACTCAGTTCCCAATCTTCCCGAACGCTTACATCAAACTCGCTGTCAATACTTTGCAGCAGAGTCGCAATTTCATCAACCTAGCGGTCACGACCACTACGAAAGTTCTGAATTTCGTAAATCTGGCTGTCCAGACGCAAGTACAGACTAGAAACTATGTCAAGCTCGCGGTCACAACGTATCTTGGCAATAAGAGCTACATCAAACTTGCCGTAGCGACCGCCCAGAGACAAGTAGACCCGCATAGTTTCATCAATCTAGCTGTCACTACGGTACAGAAACTGGTCCAAGGTCCGTGTGGAAATATCCCAGACGCCTCGTTTATCAACATGGCTGTCTGGACCGTCAATCCGGCAAGTCAAAATGACTCTAAACAAATGCCGGGTCAAGGGTTCCCGTCCACTATAGACTGGCTGTCTTCTAGCGATGCAGCGAGCGCCTACAGGCCGACATCAAAGTTCACAGTGTTTGGCAGCACTCTGCCGTCATCGGGCGTCAGCCTGCTCATTACCGCGTTTACATCTAACGTTGTCAGTTTCCAGACTAGAACGCGAACGTGGCTGCGTCGCGTAGACCAAGCACCGAGCGGTATCCTGGTCAACACGAAAACCAACACTCATACGCTTCCTAACGGGACTGTCATAACGACCACCACAAACACCACTCAGAAGCAAGACACTCTCGTTACGACAGTGACCATTCAGAACAGTGGGACTCCTACCAGAACTAGCACTATCATAACAGAGAAAACTGGCAGCGGTCAGACGCTCACTAGGGAAATAGAAACAGACACCGTCAATGGTATTATCACCAGCCAAGAGAAGAAGAATGTATTCACACAGCCACCGACCGCCGATAACGTCCAGCCTCTGATTGTAAGAACGTTGGATGGCGTTCAACACTATCAGTTCTTTGGCACTGTGAATGCTGAGTGGGCAGGTGGCGAACAGGAAGGCCTGACAACTATCAACAAACAGGTCGAGATAGTCCCAGGAAATCTCAACGGTCAGACTACAGATTCGTTCGGCAATATCATCTATGACCAAGTGACCGTGGAGACTCAGACAGACCCGACCGGCAAGGTGACCCAGACTCGTACTGACGAAATAGGCACACGCAGAGATGTAGGCACGACGACTACTGACACCACGAGCGCTTTCAATGCTCTGCAAGTTATCGTAACCAAGACCATCAATTATCCAGATGGCTCTCAGAAAGTCATAAAGACAACTACCAACCCGCTCACCGGAGATAGCGTCCAGGTCACTACAGAAACGGTCACTGACGAATTCGGCCAAGTTACGACAACGGTCACTACCGAAGAGACCAAAATATTCCCAGACCCGACTTCTGGCGTTATACGGCAAACGGTTACGAAAACAGTTCAAGTCACCAAGGGTCAAGTCACTACCACCGACACGTCAGTTGACACCACTACGGATTTCGAAGACGATATCGTCAGCAACAAGGTCAAGGTCTATTTCATACAGGAATTCACCATCACATGCGTCATTGACGAATTCAGCATGTTGGCTCTGTCTGAAATAAACATCACTCACCAAAGGAACTATGCGCTGTTGGAACTGTTCGGTCAGCAGCTTGGAAACGCCAATTTGAGCTACGCTTTGAGGCAGCAATTGATAAACCAGTTCAATCAGGCAAATTCCTGCATAGCACCGGTCACATTGCAGGCTCTGGGGAGAAATTATCGCGTCGTGTTCGCACAGTCGGCCTCAGCATTCAGAGCGAAACTGATCCTCGGCGCCGAGCCGCATGTCTACGAATTGCAGATAATTTTCCAAGAGCGTTCAGACTTGATAAATGGAGCCTTCGGTGGGTAGCTCGCCTCCATTCTATGTCAACTCAGAGAAGATAATCATACCTCCTCTGAAAAGCATCGGCTATCTACTTTCCACTGAATCTATCACAGTCAGTCTCCAGTTGAATTACACTACCACAGGAGGCAGCTTCACAGTCACTTTGCTGAAAGACGCTCTATCTCCATTGCCTGTAGAAGACGCTATCATCAGTCTACCGTTCGGAAGAGTGGGAGTAGTCAAGAATGTCAGTAGTGGATGGTCGTCTTCTGGAATGGTCGATACAATCTCTGGTGTCATCCAACCACTCCAAGCGTCCCAAATATTCTTCTATGGGATAGAACCTAACGCTGCTCAGTTTCTGGCTCAACTGGCAAGTACCATAATGAACGGTGCGTCCGTGCTATGGCAGACGACCAGCGTCCCGATAAAGAATTTCTCGTTTAGAGGCCCGTCTATGAGCGGCCTCCAGCAATTGGCATCCTATGTTCTTGGCGATATAATAGTTCGTAAAGACGGTATCTACGTGGTCGACCCCGGAGCTGCGCCATTCGGTTCGCAAATATTCACTGTGCCGAAATCCGACATCGTCTCAGCGACGCAAGCCATAGACTACACTCTGGACGTGGCATCTCAATTGAACCCGGCGCTATTTGCCGGTCAGCTGAATAATGAGGGCGATTTCGTTTACGACAGCGACCACGCGCAGAAGCAGCCGAATACGCAGATATCCGCCGGAACCGCTAACAATGGTTTCACACCGATACCAGATGGCTGGCTGATAGATGGCACGTTCGAAGAATGGACGCCAGTTCCCGGCAGTGGAACCAACGATAATCCAAGTCCAACGGTCGGCAGGTACTGGAAGCAATTCCCATCACCGACCAATCCAGGCAGCATGAGGGGCATAACGGATTTCAAAAGAATCATCAAAGATTTCAGCAGTCAACCTGGAAACATTTCCACGTTCATAGGCAGTCCGGTCACGGCTCAGAGCCAAGGCTCAACAGGGCCACCGAATTCGTTCCAGTTCCTAGGTGGGGATACGAACAATGGCATCTACGGCTTTAATCTAAGCGATACGGTCGTGTCTGACGCCGTTTCTGGGCAGTATCTAGAATTGACCAAGGCGCTAACACTATTTCCGATTGGTGGTGACGCCGGCGACGCCAGCCTGAATTTCTACAGTCTTCAGGTCGGCTTCTGGATGTTTCCACGTGTCAACCCAACGACTTTTCCAGTAGGCGACCCGGTCAATCCGTTCGGCATCCCAAGGAACGTTGTCACTGTCAATCCAAGTGCCAATGTCGCCAACCTCGGTGGTGGAATTGTCAACTACTATCAGAAATATCTCAGCAATTTCCAGCTCATCAACTCTCCAAGATTGAAAACGAACGTGAGTGTAGTATACAGAAATAACTCGCCTCAAGTCGGAGACAGCTTGAGCGTAGTTAGTGGACTCAGGTTCCAAGACTGTGGCCGCATCCAATCCGTCGGCCTTAACTTCGGAAGAAACGGGATGGTTCTGAATATCACTGCTGAGAAGTATCAATTCAGTCCTGGTCTGTGGTCTTTCGGCGCTGGAAATGAGATAGTGCTCTAGTGCCGGAAGGGACTCCACTTCGCACAGCGTTCCAGAATTTAGTCCGAGAAACCTTGTCAGAACTAAAGCAGTCCACCGGCAATCTAGACCCAGAGGCTGGCACTGTCATATCGCTGAATGGTGATGGCACTTACAATGTGCAGACAGGTTCAAGCATCTACACTTCTCTAGGTTCTCCGGTAATCCTCACGCTTGGTCAGCAGGTCATGGTCATCACAGCGGAGACGGTCAAGACAGCGGTTCCTCGATGAGCAGTCTCAGAGATAAAATCAAGCAAGCCATCAAGGACCAACTGACAGGAATCGGTTGGACCAATCCTTCCAAGTACAGGCTAGGCGTAGTCACCGCTCTGAACCCTGATGGGACCTGTCTAGCTTTACTAGATGGAAATGCTATTCAAGCGTTGCCGACGTATCCAGTTGTCCAAGGGCAGCAAGTCATAGTCGTGCTCGGCGACGGTGGAACGTACACTGTGATTCCGACTAGTCCGGCACCGGGAATAGTTCCACTAGACAAGCCACCGTTCTTCACCAGTCCTTCCAAATTCCGCATAGCCGCATTTGAAATCGATACCACGGTGCGAAGCGGTGTATTTCCAGTCTATATCCGGCTTCAGGATTCTGGCAGTAACAAGATTTATCGTCTCGTCCTACCGACTCCCGCTTCTCCGCCTTCCAATTTCTCTCAGCCAGATTGCTTGACACTATCTCCGGATGGGAGGTACTTGGCCTACGCTGAAGGTTTCGGCAGCACTGGATTTTCCAATTCTTGGCCGACTCCACCATCCACTATCAACTACAGATACAGAATCTACGACTTGGGAGCAGGCAAGCTACAATCTTCAGGGCCGATACCTGGGATATCGAATGGATTCTTTTTGCAAGCGACACTGAAATCTGAGTTTCTTGTGCAAGGCTTGGCTCTCTCTTGGAACCTCTATGCAAACTGGTTCGAAGGTGGTGGAATCGGATTCGGTTTCGGTACGTCTCAGTACAGCGTTCCAGCGCTGTTTCTGACCAATGACCCGTTCCTGTTCTCTATAGAATTCTTAGACAAGGAGATGCAGCTCGCAGGTCCACTCGGAAGCATCACGGCGTCCACAGTCAGAAACTACATCTCCTTCGAATCAGGCAGCAGAGCAGTTCTAGCTACCGACGAAACGGTGCATGGCGTTTCAAATGGAAGCGGCTCGTCTGTCATTTCCGGCTCTGGTATCACTAGTGGCTGGATACAAGACACAACTAAAGTCAGCGGTTCACGCAGGAACGGAACGTTCGATGCCACTGTGGGGATAGTGGGAGCGCATCCGGCTGGTGAAATAGGCCCGCTGCTCTACGACAAATCGTTTTCCTTTGTTTCGACCATAGAGCCTAGCGGCGGTGGAACACAGCAATACATACTGGCTCCAGCGTCTCAAATGATAGGCACGAAAGTCTCCTGCGTGACTTATTTCATAGACGACCTTTCTTTCAATATCACGGCCATCAAATTCTTCACAACGAACTATGCGGACGGCTCTGTAGTAGACTATCTCTTCTCTGGAAACCCCAATACCAGTTTCCCTATAGGACCGCCAGAACTCTGTGCCCTCCTGACTGACAAAACGTCTAGTGGGAGCACAATGTTCAATATCTTCACGGACGTCAATAACAGCCTAGTCGTGGCTCTCTACAAAGTCACTTTGGACAACGTTCACAATACAGTTTCCCTTGGAAGTCCTCTCACAGGAATCACACCCAATCCAGATTCAGGGTACACTTCTGGCCAATTTAGAACCGGATTGCTTGGAACCGTATCTGTGCCTCTGCTAAACTTTGGAACTCCAGGGTACAATTTCGTTTCCGTAGCCCAGACTGGATAAGTAATTCTAGTCAACAGGGGGACAAAATGCCAGCCTATCTAGCCGCTTTCCTAAGTGAGCATACCATTGGAGATATCGGGTTCTACATCTGTTTTCTAGCAGGGCAGTTTTTGTTCATGCTGAAAAGAGCCGCTTCATGCGTCAGAAATCCCGCAAACACTATCAAAACTAGACGCCAGTTCTTCTATGTCAACTGGGATGTGCTTTCTATAAGAGCTGCCATAGAATCTCTGGTAATCTACTATCCGTGGCGGCATTTAGGGATAGGCATGATTTTGGGGTTCTTCAATATAGACACCTCTGCTGGATGGCTCCATACGCTCCTAGGGACAGGAGTCGGCGCTGGCCCTATCGCTGCAATAGCTCTTGGATACGGGGCAGATTCTGGATTGGACGCTATTTCTCAATATAAGCGCGTCCCGGACTGGCTGCAACGCTGGATTAAGGAAAATATCCCTCCCGCTCCAACAATCACGTGGAATATAGACTGATTCCACGAGCGAACCTTGGAGCATTTGATATTTTAACGTACAAACAGGCTTGGCCGAAATAAGTACGCTAGGATTGGCGCTAATGGGAGCCAGCGACTCGTTAAAGCAACGATTATACCTACCTAAGCTCCGCCCCTCCTAATAAAAAACGGTTTTCCAAACAATAGCGTTTCATATAGGTGTAGGGGTAAAATCGTGCTGCTATCTATACAGAAACGCATCAAACGGTTTCCAAGGCTAGAAATACGCAGATTCCCGAGGATTGTGGAATTCAAGGAAGTGCAGATACAAACACTCAAAAACGAATCCAGGTTCTTTCTTCAGCTTTTCGCAGGAAACAAGAGATACGGCAAGGTAGTCTATAAGAGTCCCGGCAGCGTCACTGTAGAATGGGATAATTCCACGAAAAAGGAGCACGTAGACATCGAAACGCTGGTCGTACCGTTGATGCGGTTTCCACGATATGAAAATGGCAAGGTTCACCGTTTTCCAAGGTATGACTTGAAACGGCGACACTGGCCCAGACTCAAATGATTGAACTCACTGTACGTCCGGCGCGCACGTCATTCTCTGGCCCAGAGCGCCAGTTGAAGAAGATGTTTAGATGCCTGCGAGTCAAGGACAAGAACAATTGGTGGAGGCAGCGAGCAGCACTGAAAAGAGTGGGCTATTTCAGTGATATCAAGAACGACGAAAAGCGCGATAAGAAGATTGAACAGTTGAAGGAATCTGTACAGTACATCAAGTTCTATGAGAGACGCGGGGACACGTTTGCCAGCGGACTTCTAGATATGGTGATAAAGTTTTTGGACAAGAAAGGCGTGAAATATTCAGTCAAAGACAATCGTCAGCAACTTCCAGTTTTCAAACCAATCAAGAGATTTCAGTTTGAGGATAGTATCGAGAATCGCGCTGAGCAAGTTGAAATCGTAAACAAGGCTTTGCGAAAAGGCAAAGGAATCATACATGCATCTACTAATACAGGCAAGACCGAATGCGCTTGCGCTATTGTCTCTGAATTTCACAGACAACTCAAACGAATGCCTCGTGTGCTCTTCCTTATCCATCGTGCTGGACTTGCACAGCAAACGGCTGATAGATTCCGTAAGCATCTTCCAAACGATGTACGAATTTTTATGGTTGGAGGAGGTAAGAAGCGCATTCCGCAAAAACCAGGAATTGTCGTTGCGACTGTGCAGACCGCATCTAATTTACTTCAAGAGTCTGATTTCGAACGCTTTCAAGAAAAGTGTGATATCCTATTTATCGACGAAACTCATGTGAACCGTGCTACTCAATGCTCCAAAATTGTAAATAGAAATGAAGCGCCGATGCGTTTCAGTCTGTCCGGAACAATCGATAGAAAAAACAAAAAGAAAATGCTAAGTTACGTCGGTATGACAGGTCCGATAATTGCCGAGGTCAGAAACAAGGAACTCGTAGACTTGGGTCGCAGCGCCAAACCTGTTATCCGTTTCGTAGAAGTCCACACTGAAGAAATACCGAAGAAAGCAAAGTTCGCAGCCGCCTACAGTCTCGGCATCGTGAAGAACAAGAAGCGCAACGAGTTGGTCGTTAGGGAAGTGCTGCGATATCTCAACAAGGACTACAAAACTCTGGTCACGGTCGCAAGGATTTCTCATGGCTTGAAATTGAAAAAACTGTTAGAGAGCAATATGGATTTGCCAGTAGAATTTCTATCAGGTAGCACGCCATTGCTTATCAGAAAAAAGGTTCTAAAGAGATTTGAAAATGGGAAACTTGGAGTACTCCTAGCATCCCCGATATTCGATACGGGCATGGACATTTCAGGCGGGGTGGACGCATGGATAAACTCGGCGGCAGGACTTGGATGGGAGTTGATTTTACAGCGCATGGGCCGTGTCTTGAGAAAGAACCCTAGAACCGGAAATGTTGTGTATATCAGTGATTTCATTGACACTCACAACGAGTATTTGATGAAGCATTCCATGGCGCGTTTGAAGCACTACATCAATGAAAAAATCGCAAAAATTTCAATCATAGAAAGGTAAAAAGTGTTCAACATTTGCTTGTTCTGTAAATATCCGTTCACGTTAATTGACGTCAAGAAACAGGTCCAAATTGAAGGCCATCAGGTGACACAAATTGAGTGTCACAATTGCCTTGCGGAGTTCAAACTCATAGCCGTAATTCAACGTGGTCCGAAGAAGAAATTTGTGTCAAATGAAACAAGTGACGGCATGGCAAAACAGTCCACAGGAGGCAAGTAATCACATGGAAAATACTGGCGGTCAGTTCAAGACAATCTGGGAGATGAAAGAGATAATTTTGCGCTGTTTCAAAGAGTGCGAAGAGGCAGGATTTATCAGGGTAGCGAAAGGAAATTCGCTTAGTTTAGTTGACCAAACTGTTATCAAAGACAGCGAAGGAAATTTGAAAGTTTTGGTCAATCAAGACGCCGTCGCCGACCACATTTCCAAGACTCTAATTGGCGAGTTGCAAGAGTTCGAAATCTTGCGCCAACTTTCTCCCATGTTCCGGCAGTTCGATAGAATCAAAAATGACATGAAAATTCTCGACGATGTTGCTGCGAGAAATTCCGGTTTCCAGGAGCTGAGAATTGGGCAAAAATAAAATGGAGAAAGTCAAGCCCATCCATACCCTCGCAGGCGCGGTGGGACAGTATGGCCCATATGTGCGTTACACGGCCAGTATGTCCACTATGGGACAGCTCAGCGTTACATGGCGAATATGGACCTTAAGGACCTATAGGTGCATTATGATCCTAGGCAGCATAGGTAGCAACTATCTTAAGGTCTTGGAAAGTGCGACCGTAGGGAGCACTTGTAGCTAACTACTCGCCATGTAACAGGAACAATAGGGAGCACAGTTCATTTCAAAAAATTTTTCAGTAGTGAAAGGCTCGCTTCGCTCGCCTTGAGGACTGCGCTGACGCTTGTCCTCCCGAAAAGAAAAAGATATTTTTCCTGTGGAGAGAAAATGGGACGGAAGAGAAACTTCAAAAGTAAAAAACGGTTTCCGCGTTTAGAGTTGGATCGTGCAACAAGGATCGCTGAGAAAATTATCCGTATCGCGTTCAACAAGATGGCTCGTTCGAGAAATCTAAGGTATAGGAATTTCAACTACGACGTCTACAAAACCAAAGCAGGCTGGAAAGTAAAATTGAAATTTATTTTGCTGGCAGAAAAACTTATCCAGCAGAACATCGACCCCGCTCTCTACATCAAAGTCATGTGTCGCTATGGAAAATTTAAGAACGTGGAATGGATGCCTCACCCGACTTGGTTTTCCAAAGACAGCACTATCGAAAAGTTTCTCTGGGTCTACCGCAAGGAACGAAAGCACTACATCCTAGATATCGACTGGAAGAAGGAACTCGATGGCTGGTCAGACTTGGACATCTACTCTTCGATACGAGATTCGGGCGGCATAATCAAGCGAGTCGTGGAAGGACAGAAAATAAAAACTGACGAAGCAATCTACGCCTTCGCCAAGGAGCTGAGCCCGTGGTTCCTGGCTGTCTACTCCAAGAAGCACAAGAAGAGTTTTTGGAATCGCTGGTTCGAAGACTACTGCAAGTGCTCCAGGTTCTTAAACCGGCATAGGCATATCTGGCATGTTGCCAAAAAAGCACTCAAGCGCAGTTTTCAAACAAATAGCGTTTCATTATAGCAAGGGGGAATTCCATGAGAAAGATAGATAGCAAATTTCATGCCGAGTACGACGAGAAGTTTGGCAGGTGTCTGATTGTCAAGACATCAAACGGGGACGTGGTCCCGGACGACGAGCCTCTGATTCTATTCAGGGCAAGAGACAGGCTGGCGGTCAGAGTCTTAGAATTCTACAGGCAAATATCTTTGGAGGATGGCTGCAACGATTTCCACTTCGACTTGTTGGACAAACGCATCGAGGAGTTCAAGAAGTTTGCAGTAGACCATTCAGAACGCATGAAGCAGCCGAGTATCACACGAGGAAAATAATTGCCATCAGAATTCGAATTCGGGGATGCGTTCCAAAAGAAACTGCTCGCACTCTACGTCCGTTCACCACAAACGGCGTACACGATTATCGAGCCGTCGTATTTTACGAACCCGTTGCATGTGGACATCGCGCGTCTCACAAAGGAGGTCTATGAAAAACACAATCGTTCCGAAGTTATACTCTCTAGGCCGACTCTCCTTGCCATCGTCAAAGGCTATCTCGGAAAATCCAAATCAGAAGTCTGGCCTGGATACCGGCGAGAAATCAAAGCGCTCTACGACGAAGACCTCAAAGACAGGCAGGTGGTCCTTCATCAGGCAGTAGGATTCGCCAAGGAGCAAAAGTTTCGCAAAGCATTAGTGGAGGCAGAGAAAGATGTCAACAGTAAAAATTTCGTTAGAGCTATACAGCGATTCGATTCGCTCAAGGGACTCGGTGCAGAGCTCGACCTTGGTATTGAATATTGGAAAGACGCGACTAATCCTGGAAGATGGCTCGAAGATAGATATGGGATTATCGGGACTCACTACTGCCCCACACTTGACGACTGTATGGAAGGGGGACTTGGAGCCGGAGAACTTGGCGTCATTCTTGGAAAAGGTAAAGGCGGAAAATCTACTCTCATCGCCAGATTCGCGGCCGGAGCAATGTGGCAAAACAAAAACGTAGCGATAGCGACCGGGGAACTGTCGGGCAAGAAATATCGCAAGCGCATAGATTCCATGATGACAGCCATCCCAACTTGGAGATTGACGCAGTACGCCAAGGTCAGCGATGAGAAATCAGACCTGATGAAGAAACTGCGTCAAGCACAGCGTCGCATGGTCCAGGCTCACGGCCAGATGAAGGGCAGACTGTTCATTAAGCAATGGCCTACGAATCGCGGTCGGGTTAGTGACATTGAGTCTTGGCTGGAGCGTCTGAAGCAATCAGGTGTAGAAATAGATATCCTGTTCGTGGACTACATCCGTGTATTCAAGCCAAACGAGCGCTTCGAAGAGCAGCGTCTCAGCATCGGTCAAGTTTGCATGGACTTGCGCGGTCTAGCAGTGGAGCGGGATATCCCAGTGTGGACAGCGTCGCAGACTAATCGCGGCGCTCTTAACAAGGAGCGTGTTGGACCGGAAGACATAGCGGAAGATATTTCCCAGTTCTGGACGCTGGATTTCATGATAGCACTGTGTCAGACAGAAGCAGAAGCCAAGCTCAAGCCTCAACAGGCGAGACTCTTGATGGTCGCTGCTAGAGACGTGATGATGGGGAAAACCATCAAGATAAACATAGACCGCAACACGTTCAGGGTCTGGGAAAAGTTTGGGAATTTCATAGCGGAGAAGGAAAAATGGAGAAACAGGTAGTAGACTGGATTTACAAATGGACTCAGTGTGATTTGGTGCATGACTATGATTGGGATAAGCCTCCAGACACAACATGGAGATGGGAACTGCTTTCTCTAGCTATAGCGAAATATCCTATGGCGATTCTGCTGTGGAGACGGGAAAGACTATGAGTGACATAGCAGGGTTCTTCAGCCAAGTGTTCGAGACCAGAGAGGGATTCAAGGCAGACTGCCCCGCGTGTGGCGACCACGAAAAGAAATTCGCATGGAATACAGAAAAGGGCGTCGGGTGCTGTTTCCACTCAAGCTGTAGATGGTATGTGGGACATGGCGGGGTCACAGAGTATAGAATCAGGGCGTGGTTCAATACTCGCGGATTCGAGCACGTCATCCCAGAAACAATACGTCAAGACGAAGATGCAGAGGTGGAGCTGCCAGAAGAGTTCAATTTCGTTAGTGAACTGCCGAAGCAAGACAGAGAAAATATCTATGCTTATCTAGAGCGCCGAGATATCCCAAAGCGGATAGTGGACACAGCGAAGATAGGATATTGTACGAGCGGGAAGTATTGGGGATATATCATCTTCCCAATTTTCAATGACGAAGGCGACGTGGTCTACTGGCAAGGCCGGCGATTCAAGGACCGGGAGCTAAAGTTTTGGAATCCCAAGTACAGTAAGAAATCAGACTTGGTCTATTGCATCGGCGGCACACGCAAGCCGAACGTCATTGTGCTGGTGGAATCTGCAATCAATGTGCTCACGCTGGAAATACTGGGACATGGTAGAACATTGATAATGGGCATCCTAGGCAAGTCTCTGTCAGATGTCCAGCGTGACCATGTCCTCAGGTATGAAAAGTGGGTCCAAGAACTGGTCATCGCATTAGATGGCGACGCACGCAGAGACACGGTAGAAATCGCCGACCGTTTCAAGGGCATCATACCGCACATCAAAATTGCCAATATCCCTAACGGCGAAGATATCAACTCTTTGGGACGGGAAAGAGCGTGGCAGCTCGTGCGTCATGCGGAAGGCTACAACCAAAAACGGCGCATTGAGTTCATGACGAGGGAAGTATGAAATTCAGGAAAGAGCGCGATCTGGCATATCTGGCTGGAGCGCTGGACGAGCGTATGAAATTCCACGTCCTGAAAACAGGCAATTTCCAGATGCGCCTCAGGACGAAGGGCAATCTGCCAAAATTGCTCAAAAAAGAATTCGGTGGGTCGTGGTATTCGAACGGCGACCCAGAGCGGCTGTCGTACCGCATTCAGGGCCGAAAAGCGGTCCGTTTGCTGGAAGCCGTTTTACCCTACCTAAAAACGGAGGCGAAAACGGCTCGCAGGATTTTGACCTCGTGGAAAGAGCGCCAACAAAGGTCAAAATAGTCCTTGCGTACTGCCTAGTTTTAGGGTACAATGTTTGTGTTGTTTAGTAGTACGGTTTGCACTACCGCAAACCGCTGTTCTTTGAAAAATAACTAGGCCAGCAAAAAGTCCGACAAACGTGCGCGTCGTGAGACACGGCACTAGTGGGGATAGGCCACTGATAGGCAGAAACTGGTACGCCAGTCTGACCCCTGTAGCGCACACAAAATGCTATGGGCAGGACCCCAAACAAGGTTAAGGCATTAAGGCCACTAGGGACGAAAAGCTGAAAGTTAGTAGGTGCCAGTACAATGTACTGGGAGACGTGCGCTAGTACCGCGCTGTAAGCTACCGCGCTGCAAGGCACTATATAAGGTAGCGTAACCCGCAAAAGTGTGGCCGTGAGGCTCTAGGAGTTGACGAGTAGCGGGGAGGCATAAGGTATAGCAACACCGTGCAACCTATTGGGGATTAAGCTGAGAACGCTGGCCTAACACGAGAGACGTGGCTGTAACCTTTTGCGGGGTAAACTTACCCCCACGAGGGTACAATGTCAATGCGAAAATCTACACGCCAAGAATTGCGGAAGTGTCGGGAACTCCTCCATTTTTTCCTGCGAGACAAACACTGTTACTTCTGCAAGGAACCCTTGCTAGGGTATGAGAGTTATGCCAAGGACGGCGATGGGCAGGGCAGTCCAATTTCAAGGACTATCACAATCCATCACAAGGACCTGGACCACTCCAACGACAGCAAGGGCAACAAAACTCTCGCCCATGATAAATGTCATCGGAGTTTCCACATGAAACTCCGGTGGCGCAATGGCGAGATGCGGGTGAACTAGTTTCCCCCGCTAAGGGTTACAGCCAGCAATCCAGAAAAGTAGGCAACCTACAAAGTTCTACGACCCATCGCGGACACGCTCGGGGTCTTAGTGCTAGAGTCCAGTGCTAGTGGCACGTAAAAACTCGACACACGGTAAGAACAATGTAGCGAGCCGGAAATCTGGTTGGCCGCTCAGCGTCCTCAGGCAAGGCAGTCGTTCAATATTCCATCGGATTTTAAGAATTCAGCCATGCAATGCCGCATGGTAATCGAGAGGATGGTTGATTGAACGTGTAGGACCCTCGGTCAGCGTAATTCCCTCTGTGGTCGCTACCAGTCAGGTGTTCCTAGGTTTAGGCGTGGTGGACCCGTAAAAGAACTACCACCGTCCGACTGAACGGACGTTAAATGTATCGCAAGGTTTCGCAAATCAAGCTGACATGGGAGTTTCGAACAAACAATTTCATCTCGCTTGAGAAGGAATCAGGCCCGACATACCGCACGTCCCCTTACACGGGACTAGGAATATGCCGCAAGGCATCAGGCGTCGGATACCGCATGAGTTTCTAGGAAAGTTTCTTCTCCAGCGACGTGGATGTTCACAACGATGGCGGGCGAGGTTGAGTTTACGCCTGAATGACAACGTCACGTGTCTACAATGACAGTGAACATCCTCGCCGCTGAAATGGCGGAGTAAGGAAGTGGTAACATGAAATGCAATCAACCAGGATGCAATAGGCCAGCAACGCAACGCCAATTCGGTAATGGCACACACTGGGATTGGTGCGATAGACATGCCGTGGCCGAAAAGAAATCCGAGTTGAAATATTCGGGCGGCATATTAGGTCGCTGGCGTCCAGTAACAAAGCATGATAGGCCAGTGACCTACACAACGTTTGGGACGGTGAGCTAAATGGCTCCAATCGCAATCCTGAAACGGGAAACGCAAGGCCACGTTCGCAGGTTCACCGTCAATTCACAATCCGATGCACGCAAACACTATATCGTGCGCCGGACTTCACAAGGCCAATGGCAATGTTCTTGCCGTCACTGGATATTCCACCGTGGAAAGTGCAAGCATATCATCGCAGTAAAGGAGCGGGTATGAAAATCGAATTGGACATGTCGATAGACGACTTGAAAATGCTGCGTGCGGTTTTGCAAGTTCGTAAGGACCGCGAAATCGCTGCGTATCGAACAATCATGCAGACAGCGGTAGAGCAAATGGACCAGCAACTCTACCCAAACGTCTACAAGCATTTCTGCACTCGCGGAAATCACACGTGGACAATCATGGCCAGCCAAGACCCCGGACCGTACGACTTGCTGTGTCCAACTCATGAACAGGAACAAATTGAAGAGGAAGAAATGATGCCGGACGTGGCAGACGAAACTGAGGCACCGAAGTGAGTTTCATCGTCGCAGTCCTCGAAACAATGTGGGGCGACAGGGAAGGCCGCGCTCCACGATATTTCAAAATCAACCCGCATAACAAATCTGGCAAGCGACTCTACAAATTCGTAGGGCCAGAAAACGCGCATCGGCTGGTCGTGACGAATTGCTGCCGCGAACTAGTCACGTCTGCCAACCACCACGGAAAGCCGGACGCAAAATGGCTCCATGAAAACCTGACACGCTTGAATCCAAGCATAATTCTAGTTTGTGGCGCTGTAGCTAGGAAAACATTCAGAGAGTCTGGTTATGCACTCTCCGATAAGAATATTGATTTCGAATATTTTTCATCACTCGACGTTGATGGTAGAACGGTGTTCTGGTTGCTGCATCCGGCAGCACGGACGTGGACCAAGAAGCAACTCAGGGAAACAGAACGCCGGATTCAAAAGGCCACGCGGTAGAAATCGGTCCCCCAGGACCTAAAAAGGAAGGGAGCATCACATGCAAGCAGTCACAGTAACTGTCAACGGTCAAACAGTAGGGCAGTATCTCAGCAAGGAAAAGTCCGACGAAATCCAGCGTTTCCTGCGAGACGAAATGCGTGGGTTCCGTCACGCGACACAGCGTCACATCAGTTCGGCCAACAATACCAGCAATCGAATTCCCCAAAGCGGGAAAGGAGCAACACAAAATGCGTAACGAACAAGGTAAGAAAATCAAGGCGAAGTCCATGACGAAACGGGAGGCCATTCCGTATCTGGAGAAAATCCTCAAGAATACGGAAGGCAAGAAGCGCCGTCGCGCACTGGAAATCGCCATCACGACTATTCAAGGCCGGGTGGAAGTCCCGGTCAGCAAGATAGCTTGAGGCCAATCAAAGGCAAGGTGGAGCCTAGAATCCACCACAATCTCCTCTACCTAGCAGGTGAGCGAGAACAAATGGAGACAAGTCATGCAAAAACTGTCTGAAGAAATGATGTACAAAATCAGCGAGTACAAAATCTGTCGCAATTGCCGCATCGTTAACAAGGACCTGCTCACAAAGCGCCGTCACTGTCCGCTCTGTGGCAGCACGACGTCACCGTTCAAGTTGGAAGGCCAGAAAAAGCCAGACGGCAAGAAACGGTTCCCACGCGAACTCAACCCGGTCGGCAAGAAGCAGGAAGAAATCGTCAAGATGATAACGGAGTCCTGCAAAAACTTCGACTGTCCGGGTCAAGTGACCGGCATAGTCAAAGGGCCGGTCGTGACGGAGTACCTATTCACGCCTGACCGGTTCACGCGAGTCAAGAGGCTCAAGTCCCTCAATGAGGACCTCGCGCTGGCATTGTCGGTCGAGACGGTCACAATCCGCCGCATCCCCGGCAAGCCAGTGGTCGGCGTTTCCATGCCGAACGGAGAAAGGCTCGTTGTCACGCATGAGTCCTGCTTCAAGAACACTCTGGCGCATCGCTACGACATGGCGCTCCCGCTCAACTTCGGGCTCACGTCGGAAGGCGCTCCATACGTGGAAGACTTGGCTACATTCCCTCACATGCTGGTCGGCGGTTCTACCGGGACCGGCAAATCTACACTGCTCAAGCAAATCATTACCAGTCTGGCAGAAATCCGCACTCCAAGCGAACTCCGGTTCGCGTTCGTGGACCCGAAGCAAGTGGAGCTGTTCAGGTTCAAGGGGCTGCCTCACATGCTGATGCCGCCAGAGTTCACGGTCTGGGGCTGCCTCAACGTCATGGAAACCCTTATCCAGGAAATGAAACGGCGCACCGCTAACCTTCATGTGCTGAAGGTCAACAACATCAAGGAACTCAACGACCGCCTCCAGAAAGAAGCGGACGAACTCAAGCAAGCCGCGCTTAAAGCCAAGGAAGGCAACGTTCGCAAGATGCTGGAAGAGCAGGCAGCCAAGAAGATGGCCGAGAAATGGTACTACATCGTGCTGGTCATCGACGAAATGGCTGAAATCGTGCTGGAGGAGAAAAAGGAGTTCACAAAACGGATGGCCTCTATCAGTCAGATGGCCCGCGCCGCTGGAATCTGCGTCATCACTTGCACGCAGCGTCCGTCGGTCGATGTCGTGTCTGGCAAAATCAAGGTCAACTTCCTCGGTCGCGCCGCGTTCAGAATGCCAGACGCCGTGAACAGCAAGACCATCCTAGGCCAGCGTGGAGCAGAGAACCTGCTAGGCAAGGGCGACATGTTCATATTGTCGCCGGATAAAACGGGCCTCAACCGCATCCACGTCGCAAATTGCACCGATGACGACGTCAACAAAATGCTCCAACTCTCACTAGAACACGGGCACGAAAACGCCGTGCCTGCCGACTTCATGACGGAGAATAAAGTCCCTCCAACTCCCAAGCCGAACGGGAATGGGAAGGCCACTATCAGCAAGGCGGTGAACTGACCATGCCTCTAGTCATAATGGTTTCGTTCATCGCGGTCGTTTCTGTAGTGGCTCTTATCGCGTGGCTAATTCTAGTCGGAGAGGGAGAGTGACATGGATAAAACTATCAGCGTCTGCAAGCGCCTCAAGGAAATGGATTACCTAGACTTGGTCTGGCTCAGTACGAGCGAGGACGTCAGCATCGACGAGTACATTGAAATCGAAGTCGAGCTCACACTCCGTGATATCGGCATCCAGCAACTCCAGCCGGAGGTGAACTGAGATGGCGATTAAGAAAACGTTTGAACTCCAGTGTGAAGGGCCGTGCAAGCGTCAACACACGGCATCTACAGTCCCAATCACATGGGCGAGGCTGAAACTGTCAAGTGCTGGCACCCCAGATGGGAATTATTTCGTCTGCCTCTTATGCCCAGAATGCAAGGCTAAGGTCATGGAGATGTTGGAAAACGAGTGGTACAAATTCACGACAGTATCTGCCAACGCGCAGAAGAAAGAAGGTGAGTGATGACAATGTTAGCATATCACGGCAAGCAGGAAATCAAGGACAAGTATCTGGCTCGCGTAGCTTCTCATAGAATCGCCGATGAGTTGATTCGTGGCGTCGGCTGGGAAGATGGGAAGGGCTGTGCGATAGGTTGCACGCTGGAAGCCTACGAGCATGAGCGTTACGAAACTGAGCTGGGAATTCCACAGATGCTGGCTCATATCGAAGATGCCATTTTTGAAGGCTTGAGCAATGGCAAAGCACAAGAATGGCCGGAACGTTTCCTGTCCGCAATCCAGCCAGGAAAGGACCTGTCTCTAGTCGGCTGGAAATTTCTAGCTTGGACAGTAGAAAACAGTCTGACGAAATATGGGACAGAAGAAGTGAGGAAAGGTTGTTCCAGTGCGCTGCAAATCGTGAAAGACATGGCTGCCGGATTACCTATTTCTATAGAGGCGGCGCGGTCGGCGGCGCGGTCGGCGGCGCGGTCGGCGGCGCGGTCGGCGGCGTGGTCGGCGGAGTCGGCGGCGCGGTCGGCGGCGTGGTCGGCGGCGCGGTCGGCGGAGTCGGCGGCGTGGTCGGTGGAGGAGT